GTAAATGACAGACCAGTATAAGTTTCACCAGCCGTATTATTAAACAAGCTACCATAGATTGGACCATCAAATGCTTGATCAAATACATCAAATTTCAGTGTCATTTCCATAGCATGGCTTTCTTCGATATCCACCATTAGTTCTTCAGTTATGCTGTGTTTATCAAATACATTTCTTACCTTGGTATGGTAAGGCTTAACAGTATTCACATATCCTTGAATTTCGTTTATTCCATTTCGAATATATTTTCTCGCACGTTGCTCGATTTGAGACTCAATTTCCAATTGAATATACGTTGTTTTGTACACCCAGTCAACCTGTTTTTGTGAACTAATTGTAAATTTAACCATATCAAAAAAGAACTTGTTGAAGTTATCTTGATGGTTTAGTATAAAGATATCATTGCGTAATGCCTCTACCATATAGTATGCAAAGATTTTTGTGTCTGCATCCCATAATTTACTATCCCATCCTGCAGAATCCCATGCTAGTAGATTATCTTTATTGTAAATAAAGTCATTAAATTGTATAGTTGAGTTTTTCTTCATAGTAAGCAGCCACTCGCCGTCAATGTAGTTGTATATCTCACTACGATCTAACTGAAGCTCTTGATCAAATAATTTCAACTCAACAGTTTCATGGACATCAGTGTCAACTGTATCAAGTTGTTGCTTTGATAGGATTTTAATGCTTGGGTATCTGTATTGCGGATGACTAGGATGTGTATAATCTGCCCAGTCCCACATTTCAGCTAAGTCATATACTTGGCCTACCATTTTCCAATCATTGATTTCAATATCTTGGCGTGGGTTATCTATATTACTAACAAAATCTGACTGTGCTTCATAAACCTTGGATTCACTTATTACACGATCACCAGCAAGTCTTGTGCGCAAGCCATTGGAGTCAGGTGTTGCATCACTCCAATTTGGTGTATTGTTTTCATGTACTCCAATGTCACTGTACTTTCCTAATTTACCAATTGTGCGATTCCATTTTAGTGGAAGATCTTGCACCACGTTGATATTTTTTAGTTTTACGTTAGCACTTGACACTGCCTGTCTTCTGGCCTCAAGTGTATTCAAGAACCAACCTTGGCCGATTTCTCTGTTGTCGCCATAGCGGTTAAATTTGTGCAATGCTGTGTTGGGGAATTCGATACCAGTACCGCTCTGTAAGCCAGTTAAGTTGTCACGCAAACCAATAAACCAATAGTCACTTATTAGATCTTTTTCTTCTTTAACTGCGTCCCAACTACTGTGTGCTGATGTAGTTTCTTTTAAATTTAACTGTAAAACAGTATTATCATTTGTATAATAATGAACATTGCTGACAATAATATCAGTAGCTGAAATAGCAGCTACCCAACTAATACCATTCGCTGTTGGATCAGAGACCATGTTAGCTATTTGTAGTACTGATAGTTTTCTATTAGTATTTGGTAATGTCGTCTTGTTTTTAACCCAGAAATAATAAACTGTACTATAGCTTACTGTTGTTTTATTGTACTCTTCAACTTGTGAATAATAATATAAACTTTCCTGTAGGTTTTCGTCATAAACAGAATACACTTCGCCCTCTGCTGGCTGACCAAAAATACTAATGTTACCTTGCTTGGCATTTTCCCATTCGTCTGGCGGAACAGAACTTTTTGTCCATTCATAAACATCAATGCTGCTGGTAGGCAATTGTTTGCCCCAGAAGTTTCTACGATAATTGTTGTCACTTTGATCATAATCATAATAAACAACTGTGCTCGTATCCCACCAAGTTTTACCCAAGGCGTCTTCTGCCCAGGCTGATGTTTCAGAAACATTATACAACGAGTCTGTGCTGTGTGTATAAGATGCAATGTCAACTGGTGATTTTTGATCTATTTCTATGTCCGCAATACCAGGTATAATGCCTCTTATTGGATCATAAACTTCCAACTGCAATTGTGTTTGTTGCTGCACACCATCATAAATTACCACGTTTTCAATTACGTCATTTGCTGCACGAGTAAAGTTTTGTCTTCCTGGTACTATATTCCACTGAAGACTATTAGCATCCCAGGAATGAACGGTTGTTGATGTAACAACACCGCTCGATGATTCATCAGTAAATGCTAAATCCCCATGGTTCCAATTATGGGATGTGCTTGTTTGGGAAGCTATCCTTGCGTCATGGGTAGTAAACCGTGCTGAACGTAGTGTAAACACTTGTGGTGCGCTGCCACATTCTTCGATAAATCTATCAATATAGAAACTCTTTGGCTCGCTAATGTCACCAACTCGTGTTACACGATGTATACCATCAATGTTTGGAACAGTTGTTGTATTGACTAACATTACATAATCTCCAACACTAAGGTTGTGATCAATGTTTACTGTAACTCGGGCATCATTACCATCGCTTGACATTGTGCCGGCACAGATACTACATGTTGGATCATCGTCAGTAGTAAACATTCCATATTTTCCACTTATGTTTTGGTATATGCCAGTATTTTGTACCTGTAATAAATTCCACCCAAAATACTTACTTTGTATGCCATTTGTTGCACTGGTTGCTGACACCATTTTACTGTCATCCAATACCCAAATGTTAAACAATGCACTATCTTCAGCATCAGATTTGATCCAATCATCTGAATCAAATACATTAGGAATTTCCTCAATCGAAACAAAATAATCTCCTCCAGCAATACCTGCCTTTTGGTTAAATTCGTTTGTGGGACTCACTGGTCCCAAGTTAAGTGTTTGGTTGGTTGATGAAATCTGAATATAGCCGTTAACTAATATAACAGTTACTCCAGGAATACCAACTTGTGTTATTTTATCAACGGCCTGTTGTGCCGTTGAAGTTACTTGATTAACTGATGAAGGGAACAAAGTATTAGCTGGTAGACCAAGCAAAGGTCCTGCTGTTCCACCGATATCTAAAGTACTAGCGCCTGTTGTGTTAGATGTTGGTAACTCGCTAACCACCACTGCGTTGTTTACATTACTTGCACTTACATTTGTAACCTGTGCTAAATTAATAGCATTCACGATATAATCAGCATCCATAAGTACGTGCTGTGTTTCAAAAGTAGTCACCGCATTATATTGCATTGCTACAAATCCAAGTTCGGCATTGGCAATAGATGCACCAATAGTAAAGCTAGCATTAATATCACCATTAGCTGATTTAACAATTGCAATTGCTGTGTCAGACAGTGCTAATGATGCTGTAATATCTGCAACGCCTACATCGTTTATAATACCCACGATGTCGTTACCCGTAAGTGCTGAGCCCGCTAGGTGCGTGGGTGTTTCTAGAGAAATAGTTACCCCGTCGATCACTAACTCTAGTCCAGTGTTATCTGCTATAGTGGTGCCAGTGGAGTGCGCATAAGGATCTCCACCATAAGGTGCGCTTGGATCCAATACTTCTACTTGTTGTGTTTTTGTTAGCTCTATAAGACTGTTATTAATTACAATATTACTTGAACTAAGAATACTTGGATCAATAGTAGTGCCGGTTGCCACAGCAGTGTTATATGAGATTGTAGTCTCATCGAACCACACACTCACGCCGTCAATTACGGCATTTGGATCATTGGGGTGAGTAGTAGTGTCTCTGTATTTAAATTCTGGATCAAATGCAGCGCCAGTAACTAATATCTCCTGATTAATTCGTGTATATCCAATAAAATCAACGTTACATTTCCACATATGTCCATTATATCTAATATAATCTCCACGCTTGTAACTTGTTTGTCCGTTCCAAGTTGGAACAGTTGCATAGTCAGCATTGTTATCAAAAATTGTTTCTAAGTTATCAATTTCGGGAACAATATATGTTGTATCTCCGTGCAGTATTGGCCCAGCAGTTGGTAACTTTTGTTTTTCTAGGTTTTCTGCATATGTGTCTCTTGAAAACAGAACATCACTAGCATCACCATTTACATAGACTGTGTCTGTCGTTGCAAAATTAACAGTGTAAGGTTCACTTTGAATTTTTGCTTGTTTGAATTCAACTTCAACTGAATTTCTCTGTGTCATATCTCCAAGATATCCATTTTTGAACATCCATTCTTCATATGCATTAACAGTACTGGTGTATGTATTAACTAAGTTAACTCTGTTGAGTTTGTTTATGATTTGGTTAGTACCTTTTTCTCTAATAATTCCCTTGTAGAGTTTTGCCATAGTACTGTCTGATGGATTTAATGCGTTCACCCAATCTCTATCAAAATTACCATTCGTAATTTGCTGAGCTTTGGCCTGTCCACGATTGAATAATTCAATATCATCACGGTAAAAATAATCAATTTGATGTGCAGTTGTATCGAAGTTTGGTGTGATACTATCATCATGCACCAAATAACCAGGTGCGGTTCTTGAACCAACCCAGCCCTTTGTTCTTTCGCCACGTAGCCACATTTTATAGAATCTGGCATTAACAACATCGTCAAAGATTTTACGGTTAAACTGTGTTGTATTAGCTAGTAAAATTCCATGCTCGTAATCAACTTCAGCAAACCCAATGCTTCCTAAAATTTCGTTGTTCTTTAGGCTTATCTCTACTGAGTTATTTGATCTAGCTACGCTTAGTTGGCTAACATCAATCTTTTGTCCTTTGTTGTTTAGTACAGTATTAATATTTCCAATAACACTGTCAAACTCTGCAATGAACCCGTGCGTCACGTTATAAGTTACTGATGAGCCCAAGCCCACCGTGTATGTATCACCTTGCTGTGAACTAGCAGCCCATTGCGCAAACATAAGTGCCAGTGCGTCCTTGTCGTCTTGGAACACAATACCAGCCTGCTCAGCAAATTGCCTAACTCCACGGATAAAGTTATAAGTGTCTTGAATTTTGGCAAATACTGTACCAAATTCAGCAGTACTAGTTACAGTACTGAACTGTTTGTATTTTCTAACCTGTATACCATTAACTACTTCTTGATTTACATATGGGTTTGCACCATTTACCACTGGTTCATTAAATTCAAATCTTTGCTTATTGCTGCTTACTGAGTTAACTTCAAAGCCGCCTGCTTTTCTTGTGATTTTAATAATGTTAGCAACATTAAGTTTAATTGGTGTTCCTTCAACCATAACAATTTCATAATCACCATCATATAAGCGCACAGGACCATCAATACTACTGTCAGTTGACATCTCTATTAAGTTTTTAGAAGTAAATCCGCCTACTTTTTGCAATAGTTGTGTGTCTGTATTCTTATATTTTTGTTCCAAGTTTACAGTGTGTTGATTTCTTTGAATTGCATTGTACTGCGCTTGGTTAATACCCAGTGCATAATGTGGTACTTCAGCTAATTCAATTTCCACTTCAGCAAAGCTGAAATTAGCTGGAACGTTACCTAAATTGACAAAATCAGATACTGCGGTTGTTGTGAATTTATTTCCTCGCTGAGTAACATTGACATGTGTAAGTTTGCCATTGCCATCTAAATTGATATCAGTTAATGCTGGCATTTCAGAATCACTACTCAATACCCTAAAGATACTATCACTGCCGATTTCGTCAGTGGATGATTTAACTTTAGCCGCCACTAAACTTCTACCATATACTTCGCCGTGGTAATAAATGTCTTGGGCATTAAAGAGGTTTGATGTTGATTCCAGCACATCAGTATTAACATCTGGATCACTGGTACGGCGCATAATTCCTGGCTGGAAGAATCTTGTGAATCCCTCAGTTACATTTAATTTTAATACTGCACTAACAGTCATTGCCTGTGCAACGGCTGTATTTCTCCAGATAACTTCTACTGGTCCCCAATCACCAAACACAAACGGTTTGGCAGCATTTATATCACTTGGGGTTCCCAATACCAGATTTGGTTCTCTAAACTCACCAACAGAATCGACTGGAGCATTATTATCCCAATCCCAATAGTACATTGCATACACAGTGTCTTGGACAACTGGCTGTCCTGGCTCGCTTATGATACCCTTTTTAAATGCATTAATCATTTCAGCACGTTGTGCAACATTATCCCATGAATAATGATTGTCCCACCAACTTGGTTTAAGGGCGAAACCCAACATATTCCAAGGTGTCTTGTCAGGGCGGCGGCAGTTAAACAGCATCATATATATGCCTTGCCAATGCCCAGGTAGACGGTTTCCACTAAAGTGTTCACCTAATTCTATAGTGCTGTAATTCCATGTACGTGGATTACCTGCATCATAATATGTATCAACATTTAAACTTTCATATCCCTTGTCTGACATCCACATTGCAAAATACTTTTCAAGATAGTTGTCAATTTTTTGTAGTGTATACCAAGTGCTGCGGCTTTGTGTTGGATAAAAGCGATACGGTGTTTCATATCTTTCAAACCTTGTCAATCCATTATAAATTCTAATTTCAAGATCATAAATTGCTGCTGCTACTGGATCAAAGTTTTCATCCAGCATGTTTTCTAATTCACGTGAGCTGTCAGTAAAGTAATAGTTGCCATCATGTCCAACAATGCCATTGTTGTTAATGTGTGGCTGTACTGGAAATGACAGTCCCAATTTAGCCATGCTTGGCGGAATATAACTATCATAATCCATACCATGCCAATAAACTGTAACATATGGAAGTAAATTTGTTTTTCCAATAGCTGTTATATTTAATGTTATTTCACTTCCATCTATTGTGTAATCAACACCTTCAATCAATATTCTTGTAATAAACTGTCCGTTATTGTCGCGATTGTCTGTTAGGTAAACGTACACGTGGTCCTTCTGGTTCAAGTCTGTATTAAATGCAAACCTTGTAGTAAATGTTTGATTAGACCCAGTTAGATCTATTTTTTCCATTTTATCATCAAACGTAAATGCCATATTAGATTTACGATACAGATCTCCGCCGCGGCGTGTTGTTGTTATACTATCAATTGCTGCATTTGTCAACTCACTTACTGAATTATATGCATTAACTTGATACAATCTTCTCACTTGATTAGCAAATCTAGACTTGAAACTATCCCAATCTCTGCCTTGTTCATACAGTGCTTCGTTAATGTCGATTCGTTTATCTGAGTATGTCATGTCATGCATGATACTGATATCATTATGCAGGAATATTTCGCCGCCGTTAGTTTTCACTGTGAGTCTTTTGTGTGAGTTATTTTTTCCGTGAGTTTGGCCTTCAAGCCCAACTGTATTTTGTAGCAAGCTCTGCCAGTGTGCAGTAGTTTCACCAATTGTGAATTCTGAAATAATTTGGTTTTTTGCATTGTGAGTGTGTACTTCAGGAACACGTGCGTCTAATGAACTAGCTGATGAATCATTACTGACGTATTCTACATCAACCAAGTAGCCAAACTCCAGTAGGTTTGTTGGTAACTCAATTGTGTCTTCAGTTACAGTATATTCTGATGCATTTACATACTGCCCATTTACATATACCTTGTGGTATAACGAGTCAGTACTATCCACTACACTAATAGTGCCTTTTGGTCGACTATCGTAACCATAGTGATAAAAATCTGCACTGTTGCTGTCAAATGTAACACACATTGTTTCAGCAAAGCCGTCGTTGTTTTCGTCAATATACGAGACAATTGATGGATCAGTAATTTCATTGTCATCCTTGTCGTATAACTTAATGCCTGACGCCACATCATTTCCAACTAAGTCGTGGAATTTGTATGTTATATCTCTACCTACGATTAATTTAGGATCAGGTATTTTATAATCGTGATATACACCATCAATATAAAGTTCTTCTATATTCATTCTATCAAGTGCATTTACAGTAACCAAAAATTCATTGTTTGTTCTCCAACTACTATATCCAATATCAAATGTTAACGGCAAGAATGGATTTTCAACAAGTGACTGTATTTCAGTTTTAGCGCCCAGTGGTTTGAACGAAGGAATATAATTATTTTTAGTTGTGCTTCTTTGGATATAGCTATAGTAACCAGGAATTTCTCGGCGAGAGCCAATTGATTGATTTTGACTGTTTACTACAGTGTATGTATATCGCTGTGCTTGCAGTTCATTTGAAAATACAATTTCTGCTGATATTCCATTGTCTCTATATTCCACTGGAAATCCCAATTCAGGATCTGGTGTACCAGTTGCTTCTTTGTATGCAAATACTTTACTTCCTGTAAAGTCAGTACCAGGGTATACATTTTGATCTTCTAAGCTAGCTCTAAACTGGCATCTTAGATCAAACAGTGGTGCTTGGTTTTGTGTTAGTTTTGGCTGTCCGACTTTCCATACCTCAGTATTCCAGTATAAATCTTGATTAACATATGTTGTGCGGTTGGCATCAGTTAGTGCATTCAATACCAATACAGTATCAAAGTCGTTAACTGTTAATGGAATTAAGTTACCCACTGTATAAATTTTATTATCATTTGGAACAATAAATGTTTGTCCGGTAGATAAATTCTCAGATTCAGATACCTCGTCTAACACAAAGTCAATCGGTCCCTTCCAGATATCAATATCTGAAGGCTGGTTGTCAATTGTGTGTGCGAATAATCTCAGTTGTGAATCAAATTCAATAATAGGACGCTTTGCTTTTCTGTCTTGGCTTAATATATCAACACTCGATGTACCAGTGAGCTTACAAACTTCATCAAGTGTAGTAATATGTACCCAATGATTCAATCTACTCCAAGCAGTTGCTTTTGGATCTCGAGTATCCATTACGATATATTCTTTTAGTTCGCTAAGTTTATATTCAATATCATAATTTTCTGTGTCCCAGCCTTGAAGGTGTTTTTCCACCAAGTATTTTTGTGTAGGTGTTAAATCTCCTGGAATAAATTGAACAACGTTTCCGTTTGCGTCTGTTTCTGCATCCACTAATGTAATTAAATCTACACGGTTACCAGAATCTGTAATGTCCGTTAAAAATACACGATAGACATCTAAATGCCAAGTGTTTTTAAACCATTTCTTTTCATCAACACTGTATGTAATAACATCGCCAGTTTTAAGTTCAATTGGACCATTACCAAAATCATAAGCCCCATCGGCATTTACAGTGTATGATGTCCATACGTTTGGAGGTGTACCATCATCGTCATCTGGTACTAGTGTATTATCCATCAATTCAGGCAAGCCAGTTGTAGGATTGAAGGTTCCAATCGTACTTACATTGCCGTAATCCCAAGTCTGGTCAAAGGTAATAATTTTGTTGTCTTGTACTGATTCAGACACTTGTTTATCAGCATTAAGGAATCTTATGTGTATACTACGGTTCGTATTAGATAATGGTGTTGCATTAAAGCTAATTATTTTTTCTCTACCAGTTTTAAATACCAAATTATCTCTGGAATATGTAGTGGTCCCAATATCATCCCAATAGTCTGCAATTACTTGACTATTAGGTGCTTTATCAGTCCAAACAATTCTTCCATTAGTGTCTTTATACAAACGTAATTTAATACGATTACCAACACCTGTTACCAAGTATGTATTTCCATCAACTGCGCCATAACCAGAGTCAAACTTAATAAGCATGCCGTTTTGTAGTTCAAAAGAATAATTATCATCACTAAAGTTATATAAAATATTTCCGTTAATTGTGTCAATAACATCTGGATTGACTGTGCCAGTGTTAACGCTTTCAATTACTGGCATGTTAGTAGTCCAATAATATTGGTTATAATTGATAAATTTATCAGTATCAATAGGAGGATTAAAAACATAACCCTGAGTGCTATATCCACCATTATAGTTGTAAGTATCGAAGTCTAAATTAATTCTATTGGCGATATCCTCAATACTAATTAATGTGTCCAACTTTCCAGCATCGTCACGAGTAACAATTGCTGGCTCTAACTGTAGTACTGATCTCAGTGATTCGCTATTGTCAGGTAAAAATCCATCTAGTATTGTTCTATGTTTACCGCTTTTACTACCAATCCAATCAGCCATTACATCCAAATCAGCTTTGGATATCATCTGATCAAAAGATGCGTCTAACCATTTCTGATTAACTGGTGTCTGAAAAACTTGTGGTAAATGTTCACTGCTCTTTATGTATTGAGTTTTATATTCTCCAGAACGCTTTTTTCTTTCGACTTTCTTTGGATTTTTTGATTCATAATCACTCATGTTATGTGCCTTTACTGACTTCTAATATTATCTGCTGTGATATTATCAATAATATCAATATTGTCTATACTTACATCGGGAATTAATAGTTCATCTCCCAACGGCGTAATTTGGAATAAATCACCAAACGAACCTTCTATGCCATATGGCACAATTACAAAACTACTTAGTGATCCCGACAAGTCTTTATGTACTTGTGCCGCGAGCTCCGTAAAGTAAAACGTTTCGCCAAAGTCCCAGTTTTCAATACTAAAGAAGTTTTCTATACTCTTAACTATCAAACTCTTTAATTCGTTGTCTGTAATTCTAGCGTTTTGTACTTTAATCGCTCTAAACTTTGCTTGTAATTCACTTGGTGCTTTGTTTCCAAACAACACTTTGTATTTAACTGGACGATAAATTATAGTATCGCTCATTGCTTTTTTTGTATTAACTTCTTTAAACTGTTGATTTAGATCAGTGACTGTTGGAGGCAATGGTTCTTGGTTGGTTGTTCTTTTGTCAGATAACCAACTACGATATAAACTGTCATATGATTGTGTTAATACAAACACATCAATAATGTTACTAAAACTTGGATCAATAATTTCATTTGTATCTGGAACGTGTGTCCATTCTAATCTTAATTCAGACAGCGTATCTGCGCCATCTGTTACATCAAAGAAACTATCAGGATTATTTGGACGATCATCTTGGTTTTTATCTTTCATAACAAGTAATACTTTGTTGTTGTTAAACACACCAGTCTCTTGTCCATTTTCTGCAAATTCATAACCATACACAAAGAAGCTGCCTAATGGAGCGCCTTGTTGAGAATTTATATCAATTTGATCTCTAAACTTTTTATTGCTTTCACTCTGTAGCTTGTATTGGTTTCCAATATTGCCAAACTCAATTTGTGAACTTTCAATTGAATATCTAATTACACGATTTGTAATAATATATCTATTAATGTTTGTTGTTGTATCATAATCTACTTTTATCATCCAACTAAGATCTAATTCCGGATCTTCATTTAAACTCCACTCAGTGTTGATATAATCGTAATTAATTGCAAAGTCACGTTTACTTAATAGTGCATCAATAAACAATTGTCTTTCAGAAATAGTAAACTTTCTAGTAAACGGAGGATAAATTATTTCAATCTCTGCGCCATCAGGTACACGTGTGTCAAATACAACTGCCCCCAGTCCTCGATTATCTAATCCAGTTGGATTACCATTATTATTTTCTACACCCAAACCATCATTGTAAATTCTTGAAATTTTAGTCCAATAATCAGTTACAACTATTTCACCATCTATTACTTGCGTGTGTTTTAATTTAACTAATGATCCAACTTTGGCATGCCGCATATAATTGTTGGTTGCATTTCCCAATCTTTGAATAACGCCGCCGTCGTCGCCAGCGTCGCCAGCGTCATTAACAATGTTACCAGTGCTTATATCTGAGTTTATTTTTAATCTACTATCCCAGATAAATCTCCTATCATTTTCGTCACTTGCGCCATCATATTCATCAGCTTTTAAATCTAAAAACACCAGTCTATTAGCATCATAATAATAATTGATTACTTCATCATCGTATAACAGCGGAGCTATCTGATTATCAAAAATAACCGATGCAACTGTACTATTACTAAATTGTGTTTTTGTTACTTCTTCCTTGTTGATTATTCCATCTGTTGCATACAATCTCAAACTAGTGTACGCTCCTGTTGGATCTGTAATGTCAACATATCTACTGTGCCCACTGTGTGTGCGATTAATGCTTTTAATCTTTTTAATTGCTTCACTTTGACTTACTAGATAATTGTTATAATCATCTGCTGTAATCATTCTGTCTTGTGCGCTGTATGCTCGTGGTGCATTAACACGGATACTATCCAATGTTTCGCTCTCACTTGCTGTTAGTACACTATTTTTAAGTTGCAATTCAATTGCAATTGTGTATGTATTTCCGTCAATACCCTTGTACTTGACTGCAATCTTTTTGTTTCCAATATCATCAGGACGAAGAACATATGTTTGGTTGGCGCTTGGGCGATACCAAACACGAACAATACCACTAGGTTGGTTACCAAATGCATTGTCAGCAAACTGTACTGAAATTTGATTATCTTTGCGTGTCTTTACACTAAAGATGTCACGCACACCAGCTTCAATAGTGTTAAATGCAGTACTGCTACCAAACACACTATCAACTTTGGTCCACTCTTTGAGAGGATTGCCATTAGCATCAATTGTTTGTACCCAGACATCGCTGTTGTTTACATTGTTGACATTTATATCTAAAGACTGTTCACCGATACTTGAGTCAATTTGAAAGTCCTGAAATTGCAATGATCCTTGTTTAAAACCAACAAAGAAACCAGTGTTGTTGCTACTAATTCCTTTGCCGTCATTTTTATAAATTACGCTAAAAGCGCCATTTGGATTAGGAGAATTTTCTTCAATTGACTTTTGTGTGCTGTTGTATGTTAATCCAATTGCATCGAATGTTGAATTGCTGCCTTGTACTTTGCCGTTGAACTGAAAGTTTATTTGATCAATAATACTATTAATATTATAAAATTGTACTAGTGTATTGCTTATAGTAGCTTGTTTTCTAGGACTACCTATTTGGTTACTTGGAGCAAACGCTGCATTTAGTACTGTAATAAAATCATCCAAGTTGTCAACATTTGTTGAACTTTCATAGCGTATTTCTTGACCACCAAGGCTGGTGCCTTTGCTGCCAACAACTGGCTCGTTTGTTTTTACACTTACTACCTTTAGTTGACCAAATGCAGGAAGAGGGCGTTTTGGTTGGTAACCTAAAAATTCTGCGAGTTTAAATACACTTTCTTGACGTTGAGCCGTACTCAGGAAGTTGTTGCGGCTGTTAATGTCGTTACGATATGCTAAACTATGACCAAAGCGAGCAATTAAATCTAGTATTGCTACAAACTCTGAACTTTCAATCCAGTCATTGTAATTTTCTGGGTAATTGTTACGAACATAATCAACCATTGATGTTCTAATCGTATCGTAATCATACGCTTGGAAATCAGCATTAATATATGAATCGTAAACTGCTGCATAGTCCTCTGCTGCAAACATTCTAGATTGTCTTGTTTTCTGTGCCATGTTTAAAACTCTTTATCTTCCTGAAATTCGTCATCGAATTTTAATATCAAATCAGTGGCAGTGGTTGTGGGCAAATACATTAACTTAATACTCACTGTTACTTCCCCAGCATCATGTACAACTGTTACATTTTTATCTATCAAATCAAACCGCGGATCAAACGTAACTACATCACTGACATCCTGTTCAATGAGGTAGAGTGTTTGATCATCAAGTGGTTGAAATACATATAACGGTAGATTGCTACCGAACTCAGGATTAGTCCATTTCTCACCTTTGCGGATATTGAAATGATTCTTTAAATCCTGCTTTGCAAGCTCTAGATCTGTTAGATATCTAGCATCATATCGCTCGCCAACTGTTGTATAACCGATTATCTTCTTCATAATGATATTTATCTAAAAGAATCTAAGGTTTTTTAGGCTGGAAAGTCTGCCATGTTTTTATTAATGGACAGTAAATTTTCTGGCCATTGCAAGTATTGTTGCCAAATTTCATCAGGAATTGTTAAATTATAAGTTCTAGCTGCATTGTTGATTTCATGCCAACTAGGTCTATGTGGACTTTTGATAGGACGCTGTAACTTGTTGCTTTTTTTGACGTTGCATGGTCCACACGAAGTTACACTATTTTCCCAGATTAACTTGCCGCCTCGGCTTTTGGGAATTACATGATCGATTGTCAGATCTCCATGACTAAATTTATCACCACAGTACTGACATTGGTAATTATCTCTTACATATAAGTTACGTCGGGTAAATTTTGCTCTTTGGGGTTGTTTGTGATATCTTGTTAGGATGATAACACTGGGCATTTGCATCTTAAAGTTAGCACTGCGTATTTCATGGCTGAGATATGTTTCTAAAACTCTCGCTTTATCGGAAAAAACAGCCTTTATTGCACTCTGCCAGCTAATTGTACTTAGTGGAAGATACGTTAGTGGTTGTGCATCTGCGTTAAGTAATAGTACGCTAGGCAAGTGTTATTCCTTTTTATTTTATGTATTTACCTTGACCACTTCTCGCTGTCTTGACAATGTCATTTTAGGTAAAAATCTTCCAGTTTTTTCATAGTATATATTTTCTGCCTGCTGTCTACTAATACTATCAGTAAAGTTATCAGGATAGTTTTTTCTTAATGCCTGCAGGCCTTGCTCTTTGATTAAACTTCTATCTTTATATGGACCATAGTCGCCCAGCATTATAATTTTTGCTTCGCCCTGTCTTATCATCCTATTTGAGCCACTCATTGTTAGTGCAGTTGCAAAATATTCCCATTGTTTGTTTTTTATAAACAGAGACAAATCAAACTTTCGATCTTCAGTGCCAACTTTATCAAAACTACCAGTAGAAAAATAAAGACTTACTAATCCATCATACTGTGATTGTGTTAGAAAGTCAAGAGGAAAAAGCCGTTTAAACTTTCTTTCTGCATTTTTATAATTCTCAATCCAATAACTATAAGATTGCTTTTCAGTTAATCCCAATTTATTGTCCAAATCCTTTGATGTACCATATCCGATTTGTGAATACTTGGTTACAGGGTTGGTGTTTTTATACCCTCTCCAAGGAGTCTGACGTAAAGAAAAGTTTAATGAAAGTTCACTTGCTTCCAATTCATTTAATGGTAAAAGAACATTGACTGCGTCTGGATCTTTGACTGTAAACAAATCAAATTCAATAAGGTCCTTTTCGGTTACAATATTTGGTAAAACTATCCTAGCCATTATGACACCGTTCCCTTGCTTGTATTAAATGTTTCCTGAAGGCTTGTTTTGCCATCCCAGGGCTGATGCTCTGGTACTCTTTCAACTGCACTCTCTGCAACTCCCTTGTTGGCTACTTGACTGTGCATTGTTACTTTACTTGCCGTCATAGCCTGTGGTCCATTCATGTCAATCATGTTTGCAGTTTCAACATGATGCTTGCTTAATATGTTGGTACTTCGGGCTGCATTAATATTGATATTTGTCTCAGCATATTGATCGATACTACCAACGCTTGCTTCTACTTTGATTCCTTCAGCACCTGCACTCTTGATGTTTACGCCCTGATCAGCTTGCATATTAATGTTTCCTTTGGCGTGAAGATTATAACTACCTTCACAATGCATACTAATACTGGTTTCACTATAAACATCGATCATGCCTGCCCTATCTATTTCAACATATGCACTACCACTACTATTAGTTACAAATATCATATCATTACTGTCATCCAATAATATTTGTGCACCATTCTTACTGCGAAGACGAATATTAGCACTGCCGCCTTCTGCATCTCCGTCATCCAATGTCAATACATGTCCGCCAGCGGTATTGATACCAAATACTTTACTTGGGGATTCTCTTCTTGCACTACTGGCACTGTGGCCTCTAACTAAATCACCAGCCAGGCCTTGTTGGCTTAATCTTGCTGACGTTTCCACATTCATAGGTTTGGTTGATTGGTCATTACTGTCATGAACGTTTTTTTCCACTGTTGGACCAAAACTAGTCGTACCATCAGGATTATATGCTTCTGCACTAGCCTGTCCGCCCATCATGTGGTTTCTATCTTTGCCTATAAAGCTACCAACCAAAAAACCTTCTTCCCGTCCAGTTGTATACGCAACTAAAACTTCTGTTCCGATAGCTGGCGGCTGTGGCCACATTCCAAAACTTTTAGGAGCTCCTTTTTCATCTGCTGGATCATCAGAATTTTCACGTCCATTGCTTACTCCGCCAAACGGAGTTACCAACAATACAAGCCTACTAACTTCTTCACCACCAAATTGTGGTATTTTTACTTTTACTCTGCCAGTGTTAATACTATCTTCATTGTCTGTTACAACTGCGGTATACACCCCAGCCAGGGCATTGACACCGCCACTGCTTTGTTGTTTTGTTCTACCTGGTAAATTTTTATTGTCGTCTCTATATGCCATTTTTACTCACTCGTTAAATTTGCTAGGTGATTTTTCACCAAGGATGCAGTTGTCCTAGTATCTCTAAAACCTTTTAATGTTTGTACAAATTGCCCTTGTTGAAATCTACTCTCAACGTCTGTAATTCTATAAACTCCACTACTGGCTAAATCCATGTCAGCCTTTCCACGGTATCCTGGTTCCATCATTGCTTCTTTTGGATGAAAGTTTGTAAATGCAATTAAACTATCAGCACGTGCATATTCCAATAATGTTTCTGTGGTGCCATATGAAATTGCACCTGGTGTACCCATCCAATAAGGGTCTCCTCTGATCTGGAATTCCACGTCTAAAAAATCTGCACTTCTGCCTGCGTACATTAAGTCTCTAACTGCATTAATTCCGTCAGTGTTGCCTGCGCTGTGATCATTTGCATTTTGTAAATTACCGCCTAGCAACTGAAAACTATAGCTTGGTATCTCAATTACAATATCATCCTGGTCAATTTTGACATCACTCAAGTAAGTTGCATTTGAAATTCTACTAGCTGTTGTATTTAAATCACTTACTTCTGCAAGGTTTGACTGTGTTGTACTGTTAACAATTGCTGATCCGTGAGAACCACTTGGCTCCTCGTAGCGAGTTGCAAACCCAGGATCTTGTGCAACTACGAACAGGTTATTGTATTCAAGTTGAAAGTCAATGAGTTCAGTTGTTTCTCCACTGTAGTTATATCTATACGCTTTTGCAATAGGAAGCTGTCCAAATCTTTCATTTTGATATGCTGAATTGGTTGCTTGTTCAATGGCTCTCTGTGGATTATCTGGCCTTGCAGTATATGTCCAAATAATTCCAATCTTAACAATGATTTCCTTTTCTCTCTCAAATGTAGTTGGATCAACTCCATCACCGTGCGTAATCTCAACTTCTGTATTAATAAAAGGAGACTTGATACTATTTTCACTGTGGTATCTAGCATATGCGGCAAACCCGGGGCAGTTTCTAGTAAACAGCATAGTTACATAATTTGCAATATTTGTGTCACTGTTAATAGTAGCGTCGCGGTAGTTTGGGTCATCAGTATTTGCACTTAACATACCAGCACTTGCTTGGTCAGCAGTGGTACCAAATGATTGTGCTGCTAAATTAAACGATTGCCCAGATGCGTCTGGCAAGCTAGCATTAGTAGCACTGGCATCAAATTCTACTCTCCAAGTTTTTCTAACTGGTGGTGGACCAGTTACTTGATTTCTAGCATCTGCGCGGATTACTCGCTCATGCTCATTTAATTGCAAGCTGAGTTCTGTTGCAAATGATTGAATAGTATCTACTCCTTGCACATTAAGATCTATCGCAACCGTAGCATGTTGTGATGCTGACATTGGAGAGTTCATAGCAATAATATTATATTTGCTGCCGCCACCATCAACAGTGGCATTAATTGTCTGAAATGTACAGGGATAAAACATACTTTGTCCAGGCCATTTGATTGACTTGTCAGTATATTCATCTTTTCCCAAAAACTCTAATTTGAGAACAAACAACGCATTTGGTATACCGCCGCTTGGGAAGAAACTTTTCTGAAATACTAGTAGTCTATCAACAAATGTAAAGCCCATTGTTTCTATTAGATCAAATTGAAATGTTCCAAGTGCAGCGCTGTTGTCACCAGAGCTTTCAATAAGTCTGGTTAACATTAGCATATTTTCAATATTAAATGTAGAGTCAACTCCAGTTTCAGCTATAATTAATGCGTTACCTGCATTTAACACTGACGTATCATTGTTTAATGATTCCGGACTATTCCACACACTACTCTTTACTAGATACAATGTCCATTTATATGTTCCCAAGTTAACTGTACTTAACCAATTTTCTTGTACTTTAGATCCATCAAAGCCAGTAGCAACATTTCTATTAACTGGCTCTACACCATATTCAACTAAATCACCAGTTTCTGGATCAACTCCCACTGTGCCTGTTGTTTCAGATAATATTGGATCTTCTTCCTGTGTGCGAGGTGGTGGCGGAGTCTGATTATTAGCAAGTGCTACGCCGCCAGCAACTACATCTGGATTAAAGTAAGTAGAAGCTTCTGCACCGCCTTCTTCTCTAATCATCGCACTTACCATGCGTTCCGCTAACTGTGGATTATTTCTTAAATCAACTGGTTGATTTGGGTCTACTCCCATTGCACTTGCTACGTGACTGGCGTACGCATTTGTATTATTTTCTGACGGAGGTGCCCAGCGACTAATCATCTGATTTACAGTGGATAAGCGATGTCTGTCTTGATATGTATAAAGTGTCTTTGTCATCGCACGTACACCGTGTTCTGGCGTAGCGAACGTTTCAAATCTAGAATCAGTACCAGGTGTGGCGCCAACCCATTGTGAGCTGCCCATTTCAATATTTCCTGGATTGTTATTTCTTACACTTCTAACTGTCATTTATGAAAACCTTGTAGGTACTAAAATAGTTAAACCTGACACAAAGTCAAGTATAGGGTCTTCCAAGTCATCCTGATTGAATTCTAAAAACACCCACCACAACTTTGAATTTCCATACAAGTCATGTGCCATTAAGTCTGGGCGTTGATGATATTTAGGAGATATTTCCTTCTCAACTAGATTATATTCCTGTAAGTTAGTGACTGTAGATTCATAAATGTCGAGATATTTGCCTTCTACTTTCGGAGTATTTCTATATGCACTGTCTGAACGATACGATGCCATTACATAAATCCTCCAGCTTTTCCTGATCTATAGGTATTGATATTAAATTCTTTTCTAACCTTGGTTGGTGGGTACTGTGGCGTAAAGCTCAAGCTCACCAGCAACTGGGTTGGTAATGTTTGTAGTTGCCCATCGGTCTCAATCGTAACATAATCTAAATCTTCCGGCAATGTGTAGTTAAAGCTACGCAAAATTACAGGAGTATTTTCCAGGTGCATACTGCCATAAGAACTTAGAAGTAATACAGGCGGAGGGGTTCCACTAGTACTGCGTGTTTGTTGTCCGTAATCTCCCTTGAGTACACTTTTGAAAAAATGCAAGCAGGCAGCAGTGTATTCAGCTTCGGTGTTAGACTGGGCAGTGAATGTTGCAGTTAAATCAATCTGTGGATTGGGAGTATTAACATAATAATTTGGCTGGTATACTGACCCTGCTATATCATATGATCCATAATTAGCACTGTGCGCCATGTTGATTGTTGGAGTGTAAGGGAAGTTAACGCCGTTGCCAGTTTTAGTTAGAGGAGCCAATATACCGGATAGCCAACTGGCATCCTTTGTCTTTAATGTTGTTCTTTGACTCCATCTTACTCCGCCGCTCATGTTAACCTATCCTCGATAAAATTAAATATTTCCTGATCAAATTTACCAAAAAACTTTTGGAAAGCATCAGCTTTTTTATTTTGATCTATATCGCTAGCCATGTCTTTTCTAAAATCGCTTGCACTCATACCACCTTGCATAAGAGGTGCCACATAAGCATAGATTGTTCCGTCACTATGAGGTGTTAGTTGTGACATATCACTTGGCAGTTTTTGTATACTGCCTCCGCCTAGTCTTCCAGCATCTTTTTCACCATAAACCAATATAGTAGCAGTGCTGTTGTTGTCTCTTCCCACAGTGGTAGGCTCACTACGGTATGGATTGCTGTTGACAATCTTATCTGCAGGTATACCAAACATTTTTGACATAATACTTTTCTTTTCATCGAATGTAAACGGATCCTCACTAAAGTCCCCAGCACTGTGTGCTTTTTGTGCTTTCTGACTGAATGTAGTAGCAATGAATACGTTATCCGAGCCAAATTTATTGACTAGATGTTTGTATACATCACGGTGTCCTTGGTGCATAGGCTGAAACCGTCCACCATAGAACACTACAGCATTGTCTACATTTTCTGTTATTTTTAAAATTTCACTAATAATCATGGCTTATCTCCACTAGTATTTAGTATAAAAAGAAACCGGTTGACAGTCAAGTATAAACACGCTAGAATGTATGAAACTAAGGAGTGTTCTGATGGCGGCAAAAAATCATTATCTATCAAACAAAGAATTGTTGAAAGAAATTCATAATTCTAAAATGAGTTATAGTTATGTAAAAGACGACAAGTACTTTTACTTTGACTTAATTGTTGAAGGTGACATAGAAATTACAAAAGATCATATTGATGAAGCGAGGCAGAATCGTGCATCACGTATGCAGAAACAAGCACATGAAGCTGAAGTAAAGCGTTGGGAACGTGGAGAGCTTGATCGTAAAACTAAACCCAGAGCTGCTGACTTTGTAGTTAGTATGGAATCTATTGCTGACGAAGACTTGGTTATTCGTGTAATGACATTTGACCATGTTCCTCTTGAAAAACGCAAAAACAACCCAAAAACAGTGGCTGACAATCACAGTCGTTGCAACTTCCCCCCATTTAAACACATTGCACTTGTTGATGGTAAATGGGATGAAGTAGTTCGCAGTCATTGGGAAGGCGGGATTGGTAATGGTCAATTTAGCGTAGATCACGGAAAAACCAATGAAAGGCTTGCTAAAATGTATATGATGCTGTGTCACCGTTATAGTATGCGTGGCAACTGGCGTGGTTATACATATGTTGATGAAATGCGTGGGCAAGCATTGCTACAGTTAACACAGATTGGTTTACAATTTAATGAATTGAAGTCACAAAATCCATTTGCTTATTATACTGCGGCTATCAACAATAGCTTTACTCGTGTACTAAATTTAGAAAAACGTAGCCAAAACATTCGAGACGATTTACTAGAACAAGGCGGCCTAAACCCCTCTAGCACTAGAACATTTACAGCAGAATGGCAAGCGCAACAGGATCGAATTGCTATTGAAGATGAAAAACTAAGAAATAAAACTGAAACAACTGAGCAAGACGGAGAATAAAATTGTTATTTGATGAAGCTGTTATCTTTACCGATATACATTTCGGTATGAAAAATAACTCACGAGTACACAATACTGATTGTGAAGAATTCATTATTTGGATGATTGAAGAAGCACACAAGAGAAACATTAAAAAATGTTTGTTTTTGGGTGACTGGCATCACAATCGAGCCAGCATTAATGTCAGTACAATGAATTATACCACAAGTAACTTGCAACGCTTAAATGATGCGTTTGATGAAGTTATTATGATCACTGGCAACCACGACCTGTATTATCGTGAAAAGCGTGAGATTCATAGTATTCCAATGGTTGACAAGTATCCCAATATTCATATGATTAATGACGGTACTGAAATTATTGATGACTGTGCTTTCGTTCCATGGCTAGTAGAGGACGAACACAAGAAACTAAAAGAACTAAACGTAAAGTATATCTTTGGTCACTTTGAGCTTCCGCACTTCTTTATGAATGCTATGGTACAAATGCCTGATCACGGGCACGGCTTACGTCCAGATGATTTAAACAAAGCTGACAAGGTGTTCAGTGGACACTTTCACAAACGGCAAACACGTGGTAACATCATTTATCCTGGAAATTGCTTTCCACATAACTATGCTGATGCATGGGATGATGAACGTGGTATCACATTCCTCAAATGGGGCCATGAGCCAGAGTTTGTAAACTGGACAGATGCACCAAAATATCGTACAATTAACTTATCTAAATTGATTGACAATCCTGAAGAAATATTGTCTAATAAGACACACTGTCGTATTACACTTGACGTTGGCATCACATATGAAGAAGCTAACTTTATCAAGGAGACTTTTGCAGAACAGTATAATCTCCGTGAGATTACATTGTTGCCCAGCAAAAAAGAAGAACACACACAAGACTGGAACACTGGTGCTGAAATTGAAATTGAAAACGTAGATCAAATTGTTCTCAATCAATTGAATGCTATCGACAGTAATACAATTAGAAACGATTTGCTTATTAGCATTTATAATGGATTACATAATTAATGTCATTGAATATCAAAAATATCACTGTTAAAAACTTTATGAGTGTAGGTAATGTTACTCAAGCTGTACAGTTTGACACTGCCGGACTAACACTTGTACTGGGCAATAATATTGACTTGGGTGGCGATGGTTCACGTAATGGAACTGGTAAAACAACAATTGTCAATGCACTTAGCTTTGCCCTTTTTGGTAATGCACTATATAATATTAAAAAAGATAACCTAGTCAATAAGACAAACAACAAGCAAATGGTTGTTACTGTTGACTTTGAAAAAGATGGCACAAACTATCGTATTGAACGTGGACGCAAGCCTAACTTATTTAAGTTTCTAGTTAACGATATTAACAATATGGAAGGTGCAACTGACGAAATGCAAGGCGAAGGTAAACTGAGCCAAGTTGCTATTGAAAAAGTTTTGGGCATGAGTCACACAATGTTCAAACACATTGTTGCACTTAATACATATACTGAACCGTTTCTCAGTATGCGAGCAAATGATCAACGTGAGTTGATTGAACAACTTTTGGGTATTACTCAATTGTCTGAAAAAGCTGATATTCTGAAAGATCTTGTCAAACAAAGCAAAGACAGAATACAAGAAGAAACATATCGTATTCGTGCTACTGAAGAAGCTAACGAAAGAATTGGCAAGAGTATTACTGATTTAGAACGTCGCCAACGTGTCTGGCAGCAGAAGAAACAATCAAATATCGATGAATATAAGAAAGACTTACTTGCACTAGAACATATCGACATTGAAGAAGAACTACAAGCACATGTTGCGTTTGCTGAATTTAATGAAAATAAGTCTAAAATTGAAACAGCGCAGAGATGGATTAATAGTCTCAATTCTGACGATAAGAAACAAGAAAAAGTTATCGCCAAACTTAATGATGAAATCAAGTTACTTAAAGAACACACTTGCTATGCTTGCGGTCAAGAAATGCACGATGATAAACAAGAAAGTATCCTCTCTGCAAAAGAAGAACAAAAGCAAGAAGCTACCATGCAATTGCTTGCTAATAATACACAACTACAAGAACATGAAGCTGTTGTTGCAGAGATTGGTGAACTTGGTTCTGCACCTCACATTGAGTACAACACAGTACAAGAAGCATTTGAGCATCAGAATAAAATCCAACAAACTAACAATAACTTAGAAAACGCCCAAAGCGAAACTGATCCGTATGCTGATCAGATTGATGCTCTAAAGAACACCGGGTTACAAGAACTTGATTGGACTGAAGTAAATAGACTAACTGAGCTCAAGGAGCACCAAGACTTTCTTCTTAAATTGCTAACTAATAAGGATAGCTTTATTCGTAAAAAGATTATTGAACAAAACTTACAATTCATGAACAACCGTTTGGAATACTATATTACTAAACTTGGATTACCGCACGAAGTGCAATTCCAAAGCGATCTAAATGTAAGCATTGTTCAACTTGGTCAAGACTTAGATTTTGATAACCTGTCACGTGGAGAACGTAACAGACTTATCCTAGGACTTAGTTGGGCATTCCGTGATGTGTTTGAAAGTATGAACCATCCTATTAACTTAGTTTGTATTGACGAGCTAGTTGACAGTGGTATGGATACAATTGGCGTTGAGAGCGCACTGGGCGTTCTCAAGAAAATGGAACGAGAAAGATATAAAAATATTTTGCTGATCTCACACCGAGATGAGCTTGTAGGAAGGGTAAATAACGTATTGCAAGTTACTAAAGAAAACGGCTTTACTACTTTCAATACTGAAGTAGAAATCGTTGATGCCTAACTCAAAATGGATATATGAGCGGGATAATGAAAAAGTTTATCGCCGCAAATATGGACAACGTGACCGACACCTTATGTTGGGAGAATCTCACGAAGACGTGGGGATAGATATATGGCAATTACTCAAAAGAGTTATTGACGATAATGAAGAAGTGTAGTATCGTAAGATATTATAGGAAACAATTTGTTACCTTGGACGTATAGCGGAGAGACAGTTACTGAGTTGCCGGAAGATTGCGCTGGCTTTGTATACTTAATCACGAATACACAATCAGGCAGAATGTATATTGGGAAGAAACTAGCTAAGTTTTCCAAAACAAAATACAAGATGCACACACAAAAAAATGGCAAAAAAGTTAGAAAAAAAATTAAATCAAAAATAGACTCAGACTGGAAAACATATTATGGCTCATCAAACGCACTAACAACAGATATTGAAACTTTAGGCACCGAAAACTTCACAAGAGAAATATTATTTTATTGTAACAGCAAAGCAGAATGCAGTTACATTGAGGCACGAGAACAATTTACCAGAAAAGTACTAGAATCAGACGATTATTATAACGGACACATACAGGTCCGTGTACATGGCTCACATATACTAACAGAACAGCTACAAAAAAACAAAAACTGCTAGAGACCATCTCAAAACTCCCTTAAAAACTGATCATAAGGTTGGCACGCCAGATATTATCGTGCTGCGAATCCGTTCCTGATAGAGACGGTAAGCAATGGGCTATTCAGTTGTCCGATTCAATACACTACCCGGTTTAATCGCCGGATGCCTAAAAGACCTTGCCTATGCGAGAGTGCTTTTGTATTGTCTAAAAGGTTGTAACACAGAGATGTGTGAATAAAAGATCAAGCTCTCCTGACACTTGGAACTTGATGGACTGTTTTTAGCTGTCATATTGGCAAAAAACACTATAGTCTGTGCTACCAAGGCAGCATGTAATAGAGGTACAGCGTAACCGCCTCCCCAATAATTGGTTTGTTAATATGATGTGTGTAATAATGACGGGAAATAACCAATCATTGTTTATTCATTACTAGGCCAAAACCAGGCTTAGTGTGAATAAACTTCAAGGAAATGATATAATAAATGAACGATTATATAATATGTTCATTATTTTTATATCATAATAATTTTTTCGAACTTTAATAATAAAGTAATATATCGATTAAAGCGATAGCTTTAAGAAGATATAATGCTCGTAGAGCATTTGATAAGATTCATAAATATTGACAGTACAATTTACATTGTCACAATTCTGAGTAGAAATATATGAACTTCAAAATATTCCAAGATAAATTTGTCGAGTGGATTATTCAAGACGTCGAAGCAAAAAAGATCGATGGTTTTCCTGTTTGTCCATTTGCACGTAAGGCAAGACTAACCAACAAGATACAATTTTTAGATTGTAGAGATAACTTAAAATCACAATATGAGTTGTTTGATAAGGAAACTTATGAGATCGCCATTGCTTGGGTTGATGGTCAAGACATAACTGATGTACAGGTTGTTCTTGACGAGTTATCAAAAGAAAATCCGGATCTATTGTACTTTACTAGTACTCCAGAGTCCGGACATTTTGTACAGAACTTTACTAATTGTGTTTTTATTCAGTTAAGAGCTGATATTATACAGAAGCGTGGTTTCTTGCACACTACAACTTACTATGACAGTTGGCCAAAAGATTATTATGAGAATATTACAAAACTATAGGAATTGCTTTCCTGATTTTGAGTTTTCGTAATGATTTATTTTTTCCACAAGCATTCGCAAGCTATCAACAGGCATAGACATTATGTCCTGATAGTTTAAGTTTAATCCACTATACATCAATAGATCCATATAATTGCTTTCAGTTTCTTCAAGCTGTTTATTATATCTATTGACGATTTTTTCTATCTCTTTCGGTTGACTAGTGGCGATCAACCTACGAAAAAATTTGAGATGTCCAAATCAACATCAGCTTCCCAAGTGTGTTGGCAACTTTGGCATGTTGTTTTAAATGTAGTATCAATACCACTGTCGCTCAAACCTTCAATTACTTTTTTGATTGATTCATAATCATCTTTTGTAATAGACTTTAACCACTCGCGGATCATGTCTTTGTCGTCAATAACTTCGTCATCCGGCATCCTAACTGACATAACACAGTTAGTAATTAAGTTGACCGTCAAATCAGCTAGTTCAACAAATGTTTGACCAAATATTTTTGCTTGCTGTTCTTCACTGTTGTCTTTTGATTGAAGAACGCCCTGTATCATTTTTTGTTGCTTAACTTGTTGAATTTGCATAAGTGTTCTTTCACTTAATGTGTAAGGCTTTAATCTTACAACAAAGTCATTTTGCAATTTCAATTTATTTGATACTTCAGTTGGGGTATGCCTCGCCATCAGTCTGTTTGCATCAACACTCATTGCGTTCATCTCACTGCATTTTTCACATGCGATATCAATATCAATCTCTTTGCCATAACTTGCTTGTCTAATTCCAATCATTATCATTAATAGATCGTTAACTGGAATTTGGTTAGGGTCAGCAATATCAGGACAGCAACTTTTAATCAAACTCACAGTCGCCTCTCCATTAAACAGTGCATCTGGAGATTTAGTAATAATTTCATCTCTAGCAGTCATACTATAAATTGCTAGCTCTCCGTCTACACTAAGCTTCGGCTTTGGATCATAATATTCTCCACCACTGGGCAATGTGATGTACATTGCTGGTTTTCTGTAGGCCTTTATTAAAGGGTTGTCATTCATGGTTTTCTCCAAATAAATACATTATATAATGCATCCTATTTGTATTTATCCTATAAAGTGAGTAGTTAATGGACGAAGATCTAATTGCAATGATACACGCAGCTTACCCATGGGCCAGTGAGGCTACTATGGATAGTATTGCAAGTGTTAATCCTGCCGGTTATAATCAAGCGGTACAGGCAATGCGTAAACTTGGCGTACAATTAGATCCATTGCAAACAGAACGAGCCGCAGATAAGCTGAAAAAAGAAACAAGTAAAACTCTAAAAGCACTACAACGCGGTGAGAAAGCTGTTTCAGAAACACTTAGAACATTTGATAGAGATTTGGATCCATTAAACTCTATTATTGATATGCAAAAAATTGCAGGCGGACTTGTAGACGGGTTAGCTGAATCAACAGCTGAGTTAGCTGGAAATGTACCGATAGTTGGAAAAAGAGTTAGCATGATCGCCGGCGCTGTCAGGGTAGGTACTGCCGCTATATTAGGTGCTACAGCATTCTTTGCTAAAGTTTTAACTGAACAAGAAAAAAGTATGCGAGCAATGATAGATTTGGGATTATTACCTGAAGATTTGCGCATTTATGACACTATAAGACAACAAGCTGCATTTACTGGCATGAGTTTCAGTGAACTAACTGCACAATTTGCACAATATAAAGATGTCTTAGTTAATACAGGCGGCGGCTTTGCTAGAAATGCCAGAGAAGTTTCTCAAGTTATCGCCAATGTACAGGCTAATAGTAATGTGCTTGGTGATATGGGTTATACTACTGAACAACTGAGTGCTAGATTTTTAGAAGAGGCTGATCTATTATATAAACTTGGTCAGATTGAATCAGTTAATACATCAACACAGCGCCGCATTAATGAAAATTTGCGCACTAGTTCAGAAATGGCAACAGTAATGGCCAGCTTAACTGGAGACTCACGTGAGGCAATGCTTAATGCAAGATCAGAAGCACTAAAAGATGTAAACTTCCGTTTAGCACTTCACCAAAATGAATCATATTTGATTGATAACTTTGGCGAAGGATCAGTCGACAGAATTACTGAAGCACAGGCCATTATTGGAACTGCATTTGAAAATGCAATACCTGGTATAGGTGCTTTAGTAGCAGACTTGTTACCTAACACTGTTAGAAATATACAATATGACAAAACATCTGTCAATGACGCAAGTGAAGAACTAAAAAATGTTTTAAAATTCTTACCAGGTGATGTGCAAAGACAGTTTTTTGATATTTTTGATAGAGCGGCAGTTGGTGACATAACAGATAACGAAATCGTAGCCGCAGTGGGTACTATTGCCGCAGGATTTTCCAATGCACCTACCACCTTCTCAAATTCAGCTGATGCTGTAAAATTTAGAGAAATGCAAGCAACAGCCAGTCTTGCATTAGATAGTATTAAAAATGCAACTGTGGAATCTATACAAGCACAGCGTAAAATGGTGGGAAGTAATTCAGAATTAGCCGATGATTCGATCGATGCAATTGATCAAGCAAGGATTGCATTTAGAACCACTGTTGATACTATCACGCCTGGGTTTCAAACAACATCAACTGCACTTGGTGCATTTGGTGGAACAGTTGATTCATTAGGCCGAGTTATCTCATATGTATTTCCACAGATGGCAAGTTATGAGGAACAGCTTCGACGACAACAAGCGCGATATGAACAGGATGAAGAGGAAGAAAATAATCGTAATGAATTTTACTCAAATCCAAATGCATATCAATCATATATGCCAGGATACCAAAACCCAGGTAGTCCTGATACACAGGGACTTACACCTGAAATGTGGGATTACGCTAACCCAAATAGAGTAGCGCCTCCTCCTCCATCTGCTGATGAGCTGTTATATCAAGATTTACAAAGAAGACAAAATAATGGGATGGAATTAACTGATAATGAATCTGCCACATTGTCTAGATTACAACAAGAAAGACAAGCCGGTCAAGTAGCGGCAGCAACCAATGTTGATCTTTCAGACGTAACTACTAATTCAGCTATGAATCCATTGTTTAGTTTGGATGGAGCGAGTAGAATGACACAGGATACTGCTCCTGCACAAATGCAAGAAACACTGAGTGGTCCATATGCTGAGTTACAACGGATATTTGGCGCACCAGTTACAATTAATGATGCTATTGCCAAGTCGGGCACCACTAGAGAAACTAAAACCCCAGGTAGTCAGCACTTTCACGGAAGGGCATTAGATTTAAGTATACGGGGAATGAACGATGCTGAAAAAATGCGTCTTTTCAACAGTGCTATGGAAGCAGGATTTACAAGTTTTGGATTTGGTCAAAACATTATGCATGTTGATACTAGAGCTGGCGCATCTTCATGGACATACGGCGGACTAAGCACATTCGGCGGAGTATCAACTGATATTTTGAAATCAAGAGTGGCTGGCGGATCATATACTCCAGTACAGCCTAGACCGCAAGCACCAGTAACTACAACAGCACCATCCAATGATGCAGAAATACAAGCAGAATTGGAACGAATTGAAAACGCAGCGGCTGCAGAAGCAGACGCAATAAGAAGAACCAGAGAAGCTCTAGAAAGCGATGGAGCTGCTAACGGTGGCGGAGGCAAATAATGGCAGAGAAAACATATAATATAAAATTACCCAATGGTGAGACTGTTGCAATACCAGCTTGGGCTACTGAATCGACATTGCGAGAAGTTAAACAAAAATTTGTAACTGTTTTAGGAAACGAAGAAAAGTTAATACAACTTCTAACTAAAGTCGACATCAGCGCAGATGATATTTCTGAATCAGTTGAAGAAGCTGCTGACGCAATGGGCGATGTTGCTGGATCAGTTGACTCTAAAACTGGCGCAGGTAGCAAAGTAGCTAAAAGTATATCCAGTGCATCTGGGGAGTTATTGTCAAGATTGGGAGACACTGACAAGCCACTTACATCAATGTTAGATATGGTTGGAGATATGACAGGTGCCATGGCAGATGGTGCAAGAAGTATGGCTAGCGGATCCAATAAACTTGGAAAAGTTGGAGAAATTTTTGGTGACTTTGTGCCAGGATTGGAAGCTGTTGGTGCCGCGGGCATGGCAGTGTTGGGATTTAATGCGGCTAAGATTGAACAGTTTGCAGAGGCACAGCAGAAAATGATTGATGCAGGCGCAATTGCGTTTGATGATGCAGGTACCTTTAATGAGTTATATAAACGAACAGCAGATGTGGGTATCAGCTATACTACATTTGTGGACACGATTGGAAATTTTGGATCTTCTATGATTGCACTAACTGGTGACATTAGTTCTGGTAGTGACAAGTTTTTATCCATGTTTACTGATATTGCTGATACAGCAGATCAGTTTGGAGATTTTGGTCTAAGTAACAATGAAATGATCACTGCCCTCGCTGAACAGGTTGAAATTATGCGTTTAACTGGTATTGTTAATCGAGACACACAAGATCAACAAACAGCAGTTAAAAATAGTTTTAATAACTTAATGCTGGAACAAAGTGCATTTGCGTCACTAACTGGTATGAATCGTGCAGAGCTGTTGTCAGGTAGAAATGAAATATTATCACAAAGTAAAATGGCAGCTGCACTCAAGAGATTAAATGAGCTTGGTTTGACTGGTCAAGTTGATATTAGTGAAGCACTAGCTACGCAATTTACTCTATTGAAACCGCATTTAGATGCAGCTGGTGTTGAAACTGGAAGTGAACTACAGAGTGCAATTGCTGAGGAACTGTTTGTAACCAAAGATAATATTGGTGAATTTGATATTAGAAGAAGATTGCCAGCTGGTACTATTACTTCAATCGAAAATACTATGCCTGGATTATTAGACAAAATTAATCAAGCATACCGAACTGGTGAAATTGAAAACCAAGCAAACTTCTTGGTAACAGAATTTGTCAACATGAATACTGAAGTAGTTGCAGCAGCAACAAGTGTTGGTAGTTCAGCAATTACAGAAATACAAGCATTGCAAGCTGCAAGTGTACTGATGCAATCTAGTTTGTCTAATATTGCAACTATGACACAGGCAGAAATACAAGCAGAAATTGACAAAACAGCAGAAAATCTTGCAAATGCTGGCACAAGTACAGTGGCTATGAATACATTAGCTGTTGGTGTCAGAAACTTACAAGATGCATTTACTGTTGATTTAGATACAGCTAGTACTAAAGTTCTTGCACTTAGTGAAACATTTGCCGGCGCCGCACAAGACATTAATAAGTTTTTCGATCAATTGGGAGTAATGGACGTGGTTAGTGCTGAAAATATTGCTCAACGAATAGAAGCGGGAGAAAATATTACCGAAGACGAACAATTACAACTGTATTACTTTTTAGCAGATCAAAAGAACCAAGAGTTAGTTCAAGATGGCGGATTTTGGGCAGCACTTGGATATTTTAATAAAGGTGTAAACATGTTAGCAAAACCATTAGATCATATGATGCCACTAAGTGTAACTGGCGGAGACGAGAGCAATTGGTTTACTGGCGCCGCGGGAAATGAGGATTTGTTGAGAGAATTTCATGCACAGCGAGGCGGCGCACCAACTGGCAATAGGCGTGCAGGCGGCCAAGTGTCCGCTGGGCAAAAATATTTAACTGGTGAGGCAGGACCAGAATATTTTGTACCTTCGCAAAATGGAACCATATTAAGTAATAACGCAATTGGTGGACAGGCATCAAGTGACGGGTTTAGTGTTAATGCAAATGTTAAACTAAATCAAAATATTATGTCTCCTCAAGTACAAGTTAATCAACAAGCAATGCAAAGCAACAATAGCGGAAGACTTGCAGAATTAAAAAGTATTCGACAGGCACGTGAAAGTAGTGTACAATACTTGCAAGAGTTAGAGTCTGTAGTAAAGCAGATGACAATGGCAAATCGACGACGTCGTAACCATCAGAGTGCAGATGTATAAATACATATAGACAGAGGTATATTAATCAAATGGCAGGTTGGAAGAAACATTTTACGAGGTACGACGGTGCAACCGGTGGCTCAAAAACAGCAACATCACGTTGGCAAAGTTGGCTACCGGAAGTATATTCCGGACAACCAAATCGTGTTGAGCGTTATGTCCAGTATGATCAAATGGATCAAGACAGTGAAATCAATGCTGCGCTGGATACTATTGCTGAATTTAGCACACAGACTGACTCAAATAATCAATTACCATTTAAGGTACATTTTAAAGATGAAGCGACTGAAAGTGAAGTAAATGCACTAGAGACTGCATTAAGTCAGTGGTGTAACATCAATGACTGGGAGCGTAGAGCATTTGGTATGTTCCGTTCAGCAATCAAATATGGTGATCAATTTTTTATTAGAGATGATGAAACTTATGTTCTAAACTGGGTTAATCCATCAGATGTTGTCAAGGCAGTGGTTAACGAATCAACTGGTAAAGAAATTGATCAGTACATTGTAAAAAATATCCAACTTAATCTCGCAGACAAAGTTTTGGTTGATACTAGAAAAACAGATAATTCAACAACAACACCGTTTATGCCAAACAGCAGAGGCGGCGGACAGCCGCAAGCATACCAAGGTATGGCAAACACACAAGAATTTGCGGTTGATGCAAAGCATATGATCCATGTTAGCTTAACTGATGGCATGAATTTAGGATGGCCCTTCGGCAACAGTATACTTGACAGTGTTTTCAAAGTTTATAAACAAAAAGAATTGCTGGAAGATAGTATTATTATCTACCGCGTACAACGTGCGCCAGAACGTAGAGTATTTTATATTGATGTTGGTAACATGCCAGCACACAAAGCTATGGCTTTTGTTGAACGTACTAAAAATGAAGTACACCAAACTCGCATTCCAAACAAGTCCGGCGGTGGCACCAACGTAATGGATGCGGCATATAACCCATTATCAATCATGGAAGATTATTTCTTCGCTCAAACAGCAGAGGGACGTGGTAGTAAAGTTGAAGTGTTACCAGGGGGTGACAATTTGGGTGAAATTGATGACTTGAAATATTTCAACAATAAACTAATGCGTGGACTGAGAATTCCATCAAGTTATTTGCCCACAGGTGCAGATGATGGAACAATGACATATAATGATGGCCGAGTTGGCACAGCATTAATTCAAGAATACAGGTTTGCAAAATATTGTGAACGTATTCAAAATATCCTACAACCATACTTGGATAAAGAATTTAAAATGTTCCTAAAGCATCGTGGTATTGAAGTGCCTAGTAGCCTTTTTGATCTTAAATTTGTCGAATCACAGAGCTTCAGTCAATATCGTGATATTGAAATTGAATCACAACGAGCTCAATTATTTGGACAAGTTGAAGGTGTAGACTATATGAGTAGGCGCTTCATTATGAAGAAATACTTGGGATTAACTGAAGACGAACTAAGAGAAAATGAACAAATGTGGAAAGAAGAGAATACTGAAAAAAGTGATTCAGGATTTGATGCGGCTAGTGAACTAGGTGGTTTAGGTGTTAGATCTGGAGACGTTGAAGGATTTGAACCCACTGATGTTGACGCTGAAGAAGCTGGTGGAGATGATATGTCAGACATGGATAGCCCAGTTGGAAGTGGAACAGAAACAGGAGACGAAGCAAATGAGATTTAATGAACTTGCACAAGATGCAACACAGGACAATTATGGTACTTGGGAGTTAGATGATACTCGCCGCCCCAAGCTAACACTTCGTCATTTAAATAAAATGCGCAAAAAACGTGAAATGTCTAAAATGGAACATTCGGACATGGTCAATAGTTTTAAGGACATATATGCTAGACCGTCTGGTGAATAACTGCTTATAAAACTATATTTTAAATTTTTTTAAACCAAAAGTGCGATTCTATTCGCATTATGTACTAGTCGCAACCAATGTGCCTTAAATACAATTGTTATAACCTATCATGAAGGAGATTATTATGAGTGCTCAAGATCGTTATACTAAAATTATTGAGAGCCTAGTGAATGGCGAAGAAGCAACAGCTTCTGAACTACTACACGAAGCTTTTGTAGAACGTGCTCGTGAGATCTGGTCAGATCTTGTAGAGCAAGACGATATCGTAGAAGACGATATCTCAGAAGAAGAACTAGAAGAAGCTATCGGCGACGAAGAAGCCGGTGACTTTATTGACGACATCGAAACTGATGAAGAAGAAATTGAAGCAGAAGAAGCGTTCGGCGAAGCTGACGAAGAAGAAGCTGAAATGGAACTTGCAACAGGCGACGACATGGACATGGAACCAGAAATGGGCGACATGGAAGGCGGCGATGATGGCGTTGAAGCAGAACTAGCAAACGTAGAAGATGCGCTTGCAGCTCTAAAAGCAGAATTTGCTAAAATCATGGGCGACGACGAAGCTGAAGGCGATGACATGGAACCAGAAATGGGTGACATGGACATGGACATGGATGACGAAGAAGAAGAGACTGAAGAGTCATTTGCTTTTGAATCAGACGAGTCAGATGAAGAGCTAGATGAAGAAGTTGAAGAAGCAGCTGACCTACAAAAGGTTGGTAAAGAAAATGCTATCCACCCAAAAGAAATGCCAGCAGGCGATGACGGTAAATCATCACCAACAGCAGGTAAAAATGACATGGGCGGCGAAACTATTAAAACTGGTGCAAAAGCATCAGCTGGTTCAGCAAAAGGCCTATCAGATGCAAAAGCAAAAGATATGGGCGTGACACATCCAGGCGACGGCGCAAAGCTATCACCTGAAACACGTGGCCACGGTGCTGAGAAAAAAGGTAGCGCCGAGTAATGAATAACTTTACACTAAAAGAAAACTTATCATTTGATCAAGCTCAAATTGTAACCGAAGCCAAAGATGACGGCAAGGGCGGCAAGAGCTTGTATATGGAAGGTATCTTTGTGCAAGGTAATAAAGAAAACCAAAATAAAAGACGATACCCAGTTGATCAAATCGCAAATGCAGTTAATGCAATTCAAGAAAAGATCAGCAGTGGGTTTAGTGTATTAGGTGAAGCCGACCATCCAGATGACTTACAAGTTAATTTGGATCGTGTAAGCCACATGATTGAAAAAATGTGGATGAACGGTGCAGACGGTTATGGTCGTCTAAAATTATTGCCAACTCCGATGGGAAATATTTGTAAAACCCTACTGGAGAATGGCGTAAAACTTGGTGTATCAAGTCGCGGAAGTGGTAATGTTAATGACAGTGGAGTAGTTTCAGAATTTGAAATTCAAACTGTTGATATCGTTGCTAACCCAAGTGCTCCGGATGCTTATCCGGACCCACTTTATGAAGCGATTATGAATGGTAAACGTGGCAATATCCTTATGGACGTTGCAGGCGCTGCTACTCATGATGGTGCAGCTCAAAAGTATCTCCAGGAAGAGATGCTAAAATTTATTAATAACCTAGATATTAGGAGAAGATAATGGCAAATGCAATTGAACAACTCCTAAGTTCAGAAGTACTTTCAGAAGAAGTGCGCTCAACACTAAGTGAGGCATTTGATGCTAAACTTAACGAAGCTCGTGAAGAAATCACAGTTGAACTACGTGAAGAGTTTGCACAGAGATATGAAACTGACAAAACACAGATGGTGGAAGCACTAGATGCAATGATGTCAGATACAATCAAAAGTGAGTTAGTGGAATTTGCAGCAGACAAACGTGCAGCAGTTGAAGCGCAAGTAGAATACAAGCGCAAAATTGCTGAGCATGCAGCATTGCTTGACGGCTTTGTAATGGAAACTCTTAAAAAAGAGATTGCAGAACTACGTCAAGACCGCAAACTACAAGAAGGCAACTTCGAGAAGCTAGAGGACTTCGTGATGGAGCAACTAACTTCAGAACTTAATGAATTTCACCAAGACAAACAGGCTCTAATTGAAGAGAAAGTTCGTCTAGTGAAAGAAGGCAAGGAAATGATTGCAACTACGAAAGAGAAGTTTATTTCTAAAGCAAGTGAAAAACTAGCAGGTATTGTTGAATCAACACTTACTAGTGAACTAAGTGTGCTTAAAGAAGATATTCAGTCAGCAAAAGAAAATATGTTTGGTCGTAAGATCTTTGAAACATTCGCTGCTGAGTTTATGAGCTCACATCTTTCAGAAGGAACAACAATTTCCAAGTTGAATGCAGAAATTACATCAATGAAATCAGCGTTAGCTGAATCAGAGAAAACAATTTCAGAAAAGGAAGCATTAATTGAAACGGCAACTAAAAGCGCAAAGCGCATTCAAGAGTCGAACACACGCAAGGAAACACTTGCAACTTTAATGTCACCTTTATCAAAAGACAAACGTGAACTAATGTCAAACTTACTAGAGTCAGTAGCAACTAACAAGTTACAAGCTGCCTTTAATAAGTATCTGCCAACAGTTTTAAACGAAAGCAGTGCAACAACAAAATCACGTACATTAACAGAATCTCAGAAGACTGAGATCACAGGTAATAAGGCCAGCACACAGACATCTGAAAGCGAAGCCGAAATTATAAACCTTAAAAAACTAGCTGGTATCAAATAATAAGGAGAATACCAAAATGTCACAGAATTTATTCGAAAATTGGGACGTAACAAAAGGCGCCCTAACTGACGGTCTAACAGGCAATAAAAAGGTAGTAATGGAGTCAGTTCTTGAAAACACAAAGAGCTATCTTTCAGAATCTGCAGCCTCAGGCTCAACAATGGCTGGCAACATTGCCACAATGAACAAAGTTATCTTACCGGTAATCCGTCGCGTAATGCCAACGGTTATCGCTAACGAACTAGTTGGCGTACAGCCAATGACTGGCCCAGTAGGCCAAATCCACACACTACGTGTACGTTACTCAGAAACAGCAGCTGGCGTTAACGCTGGTGACGAAGCTCTTTCACCATTTGCAATTGCAAAAGGTTACTCAGGTGACGCATCAACAGGTGGTCCATCTTCAACAGCTTCAATGGAAGCAGAAGCAGGCCGTCGTTTAAGTATCCAGGTACTAAAGCAAACTGTAGAAGCAAAAACACGCAAGCTATCAGCACGTTGGACTTTTGAAGCAGCACAAGATGCTAACTCAATGCATGGTCTAGACGTAGAAGCTGAAATCATGCAAGCACTAGCACAAGAAATCACAGCAGAGATCGACCAAGAAGTTCTAGGTTCTCTACGTGTTCTAGCTGGTACAGCTACAGACACATACGACCAAGGTAACGTATCAGGTCAAGCAACATTCGTTGGTGACCAACACGCAGCTCTAGCAGTTCTAATCAACCGCGCAGCTAACCTAATTGCAACACGCACACGTCGTGGCGCTGGTAACTACGTTGTTGTTTCACCAACAATGCTAACAGTTCTACAATCAGCTACAACTTCAGCGTTTGCACGTACAACAGAAGGTCCTTTCGAGGCACCAACTAACACAAAATTCGTAGGTACACTAAACAACACAATGCGTGTTTTTGTAGACCAGTATGCGAACGATTCAACTGATATCCTAGTTGGCTACAAAGGCGAAGGCGAAATGGACGCAGCTGCGTTCTATTGCCCATACATCCCGCTAATGTCTTCAGGCACAGTACTAGACCCAGCAACATTCGAACCAACAGTGTCATTCATGACACGTTACGGTTACGTAGAGCTAAACAACCAAGCTTCATCACTTGGTAACGCAGCTGACTACCTAGCTAAAATCGGTGTTAACTCTGGCGCACTATCATTCCAGTAAGTTTTTACTAGAATATAAAATAATTAAAACAGGCTCTTCGGAGCCTGTTTTTTTTGTATTCATTATCAATGTATATAAAAGGATAAATAGAAGTACAGTAAGAAAAAAAACCTAGCATTGGAGGAAAAGATTATGGCAACTATTGTAAAGCCAGACAACGAAGAATATAAAGTTGTAGGTAACATGACGGTTACTGGAAATCTTTCAGGCCTTGGGAATTTTAATTTAACCGAAACATTAAATATTTTATCAACAAGTAATATTGATCTTTCAGCACCAGTGAATGGTGACGGCGCATTAAATGTGTCCGGTGGCGCATATATTGAAAATGATTTGTATATCGGTGGCACATTGGCAGTAAATGGCGATGTCATTACACTAGGAAATACCGCTGGATCAATTACATTTAATGGGGGCCTTAGTAGTAATGTTGTGCCCTCAATTGATTCTCAATACAATTTGGGATCAGATGAAAAAAAATGGAAAAATATTTATACAAGTAACATTTTACTATCTTCAGGTGATAATAATACGGTAACTGGAATTGTAGATACATCTACGTCAGTCTCTTATGTAGATATTACATCGCCGGCAGTAAACACATTGCCAGATCTTGACGTTGATCAGTTCGGAAAAATTAAAATTATTGTAGCATCAAATTTGTCATCACCAGTTCAAATAACTCCAACTACTGCGTTGGGGTTCACTAGTTTTATATTGACAAACACAGGAGACAGTGTTACGCTAATGTTTATTAATGCAGCCTTAGGATGGGCAATTGTTAATAATTTTAGGGCTAGTGTTATTTAATTTTTTCTGGGATTATTGGAGGGAAAGTCGTGGCAATTAATTTAAACCACTCTAAAAACAAAATTGTATCGACTGAACAGGACTTAGTTCTAGACAGTGAAAATGCTAACATTGCAGTTAGTGATAAACGCATTGTAAAGGTACAAGATCCAGTTGACGGTCAAGACGCAGTTAATAAAAGATATCTTGAAAATCAAGTTTTATCGGAAATAAGTAACAGTACATTTTTATTTACAAACCCCGCTCCAATGCCAGAAGAAGTTGGCGGATATGAGCCCGGATCTACATTTGACGATGCAACACTAGAACAATTATTTCAAAACCTTCTTTATCCATATCAATACCCAGCTGTTACATCATTTTCTATTTCTGGACAAGGTACAACATTAGAGGTTGGGGATAGTGTTCCTGGAGGATTAACTACATTTGATTGGAATCTGTCAAATGATGTAAATGTCAACACGGACAGTATTTCAATTGAGGATTCAACATCCGAAACCGTATACGCTGTGGCACTTGCTAACGATAACACTGAATCAATTGATATTGGACCTGCTATTATCAAAACATCTGCCAGTTCTAACACCTGGAAATTAAGTGCCCAAAACACTCGTGGACAGTCAATATCAAGAACATTCAATGTATATTGGAAATGGAGAACATATTACGGAACTAGTGCAAATACATCTTTAACTGCGGACCAAGTTAAGTCATTGCCGTCGAATTCATTGGATTCTAACTTTTCTGGAACTAAAACAGTACCTGCAAATGATTATAAATACTTCGCATACCCGACTAGTTTTGGTTTAAAAATTAATTTTCAAGATGCAATTAATGGATTTGCGGTAGCAATGGAACCAGCATCAATATTAAGTATTACTAATGAGTTTGGTATTAGCACTGATTACTACGTTCACCGAACAACCAACCCAATTGTTGGTTCATTAACGGTGAAGATCGGATAAGGAAGATAAAATATGGCTCTAATAACAGGCGCAGTAAATGTAACAGGAACTATATCACCAACCGATACAGCGGATATATATGCAACACACAATAGCATATACGGCAAAGGCGGATATCGAGAAGTTGCTGACTTATTAGAGAGAAATTCAATTACATTGGCACGTCGATCAGACGGTATGCTAGTGTATGTACAATCAGATAATAAATTATATAAATTAGAAAACGGAATCGAGAACTCAAATTGGATTGAATTTAATTTAGATTCAGAATCAATTAATTACGACCCTTCAAATAGTACTCTTTCGTCCACTAATGTGCAGGATGCAATAGATGAAGTAGCAGAAAACGCACACACATTCGCCACTAAACAAGTAACTCATAACGTTACTGGTGGTGCAACAGGCAGTGTTACAGTAGTTCAAGGCGATGATGTTAACATCGATGTAACTGTTGAATATGCTGAAAACGATTTTGCAGTAGGACCAACACAAAAAACCGCAGCACAGCATTCTTTTGTTACTGGTAAATACAACGTAGCAAAAGCCACTTCTATTATGGAAGTGGGAATTGGGACAGACGGAAATAACAAACAGAACGCTTTTGAAGTATCAGAATCAGGTATAGTTAGTGCACCGTCAGCAGTCAGTAGTGAGATTACCAATGATGGTGATTTAACCACAAAAAATTACATAGATTACCTAATCATTGATTGCGGTATATATGATGAAGAATAGTATAAATTTATAGGAGAGCGAAATGTCGCAAACAATTAAACTAAAACGCGGTTTAGAACAGAGCCGCCCAAGTATTACCCCATTAGCGGGCGAACTAATTTACACAACTGACAATCTCGAAGTTTTCTTCGGTGATGGCAGTGCAGCAGGTGGTGCTGAAATTGGATATCTAAACACACGCACTGGTGGTACAGTGAATGGCAAAACAACTGTTAATTCAACATTAACAATTGCAACCGGCGATGAAAACACAAATGTATTTGAAGTATTAGATTCAGCAGGCGCAGGCCTCTTTGAAGTAACAGAAACTGGTAATGCAATTATTGGTGGAAAACTAACAGTAAATGGTACTGGACAATCAAGTTTTGCTGGTGATGTTTTAATTGGTGGATCACTATCAGTTAACGGCGATGCAACTGTGGCAGTTGATATGCTTGCAGATACACTAACATTGACAGGTAACTTACAAGTAGACGGCAACTCCACACTGGGTAACGAAACAACAGACACCTTAACTGTTAATGGATTAACTGACTTTAATGGCGTAACAACAGTTAACTCAGCAGTAACATCTGCTGCCGGAGACGCCAATGTTAATGTATTCCAAGTTGTTGACTCGACAGGTGCAGGCTTATTTGAAGTAAGAGAAACTGGCGATGCGGTTATCGGCGGCGTACTTACTGTAAACGGTTCAGGTCAATCATCATTCACTGGTGACGTATTAGTTGGTGGATCACTAAGTGTTGCAGGTGATGCAACAGTAGCAGTAGACCTTTCGGCAGAAACACTAACACTAACAGGTGATCTAGATGTACGTGGCAACACAATACTAGGTAACGAACCAACTGACACAGTAACTATCAATGGTGTTACATCAATTAATGGTGACACAAACGTTATTGGTAACTTGACAGTAACAGGCACAACTACAACAGTTAACTCAAACGAAGTTAACATTGGCGACGCAATCATCCTACTAAACAGTGATGAAACTGGTGCTCCATCACAAAACGGTGGTATTGAAATTCAACGTGGCACATCCGACAATGTTGCTCTTTTCTGGAACGAAGCAGCTGATGCTTGGTACATTACAAAAGATGCTACTGACGAAACTGGTCCAGATGCGACAAGTGTACGTATTTTGGATACTGATGATCTTGATGCATTAAATTCACAAATTGGTGAACGCACACTTAACAGCCTATCAGATGTTACAATTACTGACGTTGCAGTAGACCAGTTTGTGGTCTGGAGTGGCTCAGAATGGGTTAACACTGGTACTGTTGACGGCGGTACTTTCTAAAATAAAAATAGTAAAAAAAGTCTGGGAATATATATTCCCAGACTATAAACTATCATAAATTATAATTAAGGACTCTGTACATACAGAGAAGTTAGACAATGGCACAAAATATTAGATTAAAACGAACCAACATTTCTGGTAGAACAGGCGAAGATGCAGGATTGCTGTCTGGAGAATTAGCAATGAACACACAGGACGGGCGCCTGTGGGGGAAAGGTTCAGAACTTTTTGAAATTATTACTGAAACAAAAGTGTTCAGTCCAGCTACTTTAACCAACAAAGTAGTCACTGAAGCCGAACTTGCAGCATTAATTAGTAACTATCAACTTAATAATGTTGTAACTCAAGATCAAAATACTCTTCCATCCGCACAGACATTTACTGGTGACGGATCCACAGTAAGCTATACACTATCAAATCAGCCAGCATCTGGAGAAGCAATTGATGTATATGTAAATGATGTATTACAGCGACCAGGAGATGTATATACGTTAACTGGCTCAGAGATTACGTTTTCGACAGTGCCAGAAACAAATGACGACATATATGTAAAATATCGTTATCCGTTTGCTACTGTTATTGATAATCCAGAAAATAGTATTGAGAACAGGCATTTGAATTTGAGCTACACAAGCTCACAGCATAACAACGATGGAAATCAAACTTCATACACTATTGAACCCAATCACACTGTACATGATGTTCTAGTAATCGTCAATGGACTAATCCAACCACCAGATAATTATACAATTTCTGAAACAACATTGACATTAAATTCAGCCCCAATGGTTGGATCAATAATAGACTTCAGATATTTGCCTGTTTAGATAATGTAATCAGTTTATCCTAGTACAATCTACTATAAATAGTTGTGTTAAGAATGTATTAAATACATTCTGACATTTTTGATATTAAGATAATATCATTTCAAATATATTTGATTGGAGAAATCTAAAATGGCTTTTAGACAAATTAAAGCACCTGCTCTTGGTACCGGTTCGGTTATCGAAGGCAAACTGGCTCCGTCAGCAGTTTCAGGCCAAGCTGCTGCGGTATCAGTGTCATCACTAGATACTTTTCTATTTCATAGTGCATCAAACGACGCACTATTTAAAGTAACAGCATCAGATCTTATTGGTTCTTATACAACTGATGATCTACAAGAAGGAACTAAAAAATTCTTCAGTGCTGCCCTAGCACAAGCCGCAGTAGCGCAAGACATTGTAGATGCGGTTGCCGCAGAAGCAACAATTGCTCGTGCAGCTGAATTAGTACTAACTAATGACCTAGCGGCAGAAGTAACACGTGCAACAACAGCAGAAGGTGTAAACGCAACAGCGATTGCAACTGAAACAACACGTGCAACAGCAGAAGAAGCACGTATCGACACAGCTTTTCAAGCAGCCGATACTGCATTACAAGCACAAATCGACAACATTATTTCAAATGTTGATCCAGCAGCACTGGATTCATTAACTGAAATCGTTGCTGAATTCCAAAACCAAGATAGTGTGTTATCATCAGCTATCACAGCAAACGCTAATGCTATTTCAGCAGAAGTAACACGTGCAACAACAGCAGAAGGTGTAAACGCAACAGCGATTGCAGACGAAACTGTTCGTGCAACAGCAGCAGAAGCAACACTAACAGCAGATCTAACATCAGAAGCAGCTACACGTTTAGCTGACGACAATGCACTAGATGCTCGTGTAACTGTTAATGAAGGTGACATTGCAACACTACAATCTGATCTTACAGCTGAAATTGCAGCAACAGATGCTGAAGTTAATACACTAACTAGTGATTTAGCGGCAGAAGTAACACGTGCAACTGGTTCTGAAGCAGCAAACGCTCAAGCAATTGCTGACGAAGCAACTGCTCGTGCAACAGCAGACACAGCACTAGATACTGCATACAAAGCAGCTGACGTAGCAACATTAACATCAGCACAAAACTTTGCAACAGCAGCAGATACGGCATTACAAACTGCAATGGAAACATATGCAGATACAGCAGAAGCAGACGCAATTGCAGACGCAGTAGCACAAGCTGAAGCAAAAGACGTTGCTCGTGCAGTAACTTCAGATGCAGCAGACGCAGCACTAGACGCTCGTGCAACAGTACTAGAAACTGAAATGGACGATGCGGAACTTCGCCTGTCCAATATTGAAGCAACATCAGGTGGCGCATCGCCATTAGATACAGTTGCTCAAACATTAGCAGGTGGTATTAACGAACTACATACTGACACAAACGCAGTAGAAGCTCGTGTAACAACAGCAGAAGCAGACATTGCAACTAATGCATCAGACATTGCTAACATTATCAGCAATACTGATCCAGCAGCATTAGACTCGCTAACTGAAATCGTTACAGCATTTGAAACAGCTGATAACGCATTTACAGCAACTCTAAATGCAAACGCAACAGACCGTGCAGCAATCCGCAGTGAATTTGCGGCAGCAGATCTAGCAATCCAAACTGCATTAAATTCTGAAATTGCTTTAACTGACGGTGAAATTGCAGCACTACAAGCGGCAGACACTAACGAAGTTACTAACCGTGTAGCAGGCGATGCAGCAACACTAGCATCAGCGCAAGCATATGCAGATACAGCAGAAGCAGACGCAATTGCAACAGCAGCAGCAGACGCAACAACTAAAGCAGATGCAGCACAAGCAGCGGCAGAAGGTTTTGCAACAGCAGCAGATACAGTACTAGAAACAGCACTGAAATCATACGCTGATACAGCAGAAGCAGACGCAATTGCAACAGCAGGAACATACACAGATCAAGAAGTTCTTGCAGAAAAAACTCGTGCAGAAGCAGCAGAATCAGCTATTCAACTTCAAGTAACAGCCAATGCTGGTGAAATTGCAGACAACGCAACTGACATTGCAACTAACGTAGCAGCAATTTCACAAGAGTCAACAGATCGTGCGGCAGCAGATACTACTCTAACTGCTAACCTAGCAACTGAAGTATCACGTGCAACAGCAGCAGAACTAGTTCTAACTAATGATCTAGCGGCAGAAGTAACACGTGCAACAGCAGCTGAAACTGCAAACGCAACAGCAATTTCTAATGAAGTAACTCGCTCAACTACTATTGATGCAACACATACAGCAAACATTGCAACTAACGTTCAAAATATTGCGACAAATGCAGCAGCAATTACAGCAGAGCAAGGACGTGCAGAAGCAGCAGAAGCGGCACTTGATACTCGTGTATCAGCACAAGAATCACAAGTTGCTTCTATCCTAAGTAATACAGATGCAGATGCACTAGATTCATTAACTGAAATCGTTGCAGCGTTCCAAACTGCAGATGGTGATATCAACAATGCAATTACTAACTTGTCAACAACAGCAGCAACAGATCGTGCAGCAATCCGCACAGAATTTGCTCTAGCAGACTCAGCATTGGACTCACGTCTAACTACTGAAGAAGGCAACGTAGACGCATTAGAAGCAATTGTGGGTTCAGCAACACTAACGACAACATCACAGACTGTAACAGCAGCAATTAATGAACTAAATGCAGCAACATCAGCAACAACAGGCGGTCTACAAGACGAAGTTGATGCAATTGAAGCAGCTTTGGGATTAGCGGCTGATGGTACATTTGTAGCACACAGTGGCTCAAACTATATTGATGCGGCAACAACAGGCAAAGGAGCTCGTGAACTATTAGACGCAGCTATTAAAGCTGAAGAAGTTCGTGCAACAGCAGCAGAGGGTGTACTAACAACCAACGTTGCAACAAATTTGGCAACAATTGATCGTCATGGGCTTGACATTGCTACCAATTCAGCAAATATTGCAACTAATGTTACAGCTATTGCTACTAATGCAGCAGATATTGTTTCAGAAGCTTCAACAGCTCGTGCAGCTGAATTAGTACTAACTAATGATTTAGCAGCAGAAGTAACACGTGCAACAGCGGCAGAAGGCGTAAATGCAACAGCAATTTCAGCAGAAACTGCTCGTGCAACAGCGGCAGAAGGCGTAAATGCAGCAGCATCAGCGGCTAACCTAGTTGAAATTACAGCAACTCAAGCAGGCGCAGGCCTAGCATTAGATGGTACATATGTTGCTCCAACAACATCTAACTACCATAATGGTGCAGCAAGCCTAGCATCAGCAGATATGCTATTAGACGCAGCTATTAAAGCTGAAGAAGTTCGTGCAACAGCAGCAGAGGGTGTGCTAACAGCAGACCTAACAGCAGAAGTAACACGTGCAACAGCAGCAGAGGGTGCAAATGCAACAGCAATTGCAGACGAAACTACTCGTGCAACAGCAGCAGAAGGTGTAAACGCAACTGCAATCGCAGGCGTAGCAACAGATCTAGCAACTGAAGTAGCTCGTGCAGAAGCAGCTGAATTAGTACTAACTAATGATTTAGCAGCAGAAGCAGCTAGAATCGACAACATTATTTCAAACACTGACCCAGCGGCGCTGGATTCACTAACTGAAATCGTTGCTCAATTCCAAGCAGACGACGGTGATCTACTAGCAGCTATCACATCAAACGACGGTGAAATTGCAGCAAATGCAGCAGCAATTATAGCTGAAGAAACTCGTGCATTAGCGGCAGAAGGTGCGTTATCGACAGCACTAGCAGCCGAAGTAGCGGCAAATGATGCAGATCATTCAGCAGCAACTTCAGACCGTGCAGCAATCCGCAGTGAATTTGCGGCAGCAGATACTACACTACAAAACAACATTGATACAAAACTAGCACTTGCTGGTGGTACAATGTCAGGTGACATTGCAATGTCAGGTAGTATGGTAAGCGGTCTAGGTACAGCAACACTACCAGGTGACGCAGTATCAAAGGCAGTACTAGATGCAGCACTAGCATCATCAGATATTGGTACTTCAACTACTAATGATCTAGCCGAAGGCACTGGCCCAGACGCCAACCTTTACTTCACAGATGCACGTGCAAGATCAGCTATTAGTGTAGTTGATACAGCAGGCGCAGGTCTTGTATCATACGACTCAGCAACTGGTGTTATCAGTGTAGACACAAATGAATCAGTACTAGATCTAACAGATGTAGCTGACTCAGATTACACAGGTAAAGCAAAATATGTGCTAGCTGTTAACGATGCAGCAGACGGTATGGAACTACGTGATCCACTATCAATCTTCACATCAACAGGTCGTCAGACAATTGATGGTGACGGTGTAGCGACACAATATTCACTAACAATTGATGCGACACAATCGCAAGCAATGGTATTTGTGGGTGGTGTTATCCAGGATCCAGCAACACACTATACTATCAATGATAGTGCATCAACAATTACATTTACAGCAGCAATCCCAGTGGGTACGCAGGCAGTAGTAATTGCACCAGCAGCTGGTGTTGAGCCAGTATTAATTGATGGTCAAGTTACAAAAGAGAAACTATCATCAGACATTAAAGCATTCACACAAGGCCTAAGCGTAACAGCTGGCAATGGTGGATCAGTTGTAGATAGTTTTGATGGTACAAAGTACCGTTCAGCAAAATACGTTATCCAAGTTGGTGACGGCGCTGGTAACTTTGAAACACGTGAAGCACTAGTAGTACATGATGGTACAACAGCTTATATCACAGAGTATGCACTTGTTTACACAGGTTCAAACTTAATTGGTGACGCTTCAGTTAACATGAACGGCACAAACGTTGAACTAACATATTCAACATCAACTGGTACAGCTGATGTTAAAGTTATCTCAACATACATTGATGTATAAGCCTTATTAAATTATAGAGGGGGGGGCGCAGAACATTTAGGGTTGCGCCCTTTTTCTATGGCTAGTAAACAACTATTATAATAAATATTTAGTTTTAAAAGTAGTTAATCTTATCATCATCAAGATAAATACTAACGCTACCCGAAGTAGCAACTTTTTCGCGAAAAAAGGAGTCATATAAATGGCACAAAAACAATTTATTATTGACGGTGGTTTTACGACAAACGCCGGGTCATCACTAACTGGTAACCTGGACATGACAGGTCACATCATCCCATCAGTGGATTCAGATGGTACTACTGGTTATGACCTAGGTTCACCATCCATGAAATGGCGTGACCTTTACCTATCACAAGGTTCACTTTACATCGATGGCCAAAAGGTTATCGAATCAAACAGCGGCACGATCGTTGTACAAGCTGACCCAGGTCAGTCACTAACTACAAAAGTTTCAGGTGCCGGTGTAATGACACTGGAATCAGAAACAACAGTTACAGTAGCAGCAACGTTACAGATGGCATCTGGTAAGAGAATTACTGACCAAGGTGGAAACGCAGTCGTATTTGGCGACAAAGTTGACCTAGACAACAATCAACTAATTAATGTTGGCTCACCAACAGCTGACGGACACGCAGTAACAAAACTATATGTTGACCAACTAGTTGGCGCAATTTCAACAGCTGCAATCACTGAAGGTGATACAGAAATTGAAATCGCTGACCTTGGTACAGGTACAGTTGGTATTACAGTTGATGGTATACAGCGTTTAGCTCTTAGCAGTACAGCAGCAGCATTCACTGTTCCAGTAACAGTTAATGGCGTTGAACTAGCAGACCTAAACGAATTATCAACAGCACAATCAGCAGCAGAAACAACAGCAGCAGCATATACAGATGCACGTGAAACATTTATCACAACTGCATACACAGCATACTCAGATGTACAAAAATCACGTATCGATGCTATCCTATCAGCATCAACAGCAGATACAGATACATTTGCAGAAGTAGTAGCACTTGTTAACTCAGTAGATGCAACAAATGACTCAGTACTGGCAGGCGAAATTGCTAACCGTACATCAGCAGACACAGCACTAAGTGGTCGTTTAGATACTGTTGAAGGTACAGGCACTGGTTCAGTAGCAAAAGCACAAGCGGATGCAATTGCATCAGCAGAAGCAAAAGACGTAGTACGTGCAACAGCAGCGGCATTAGACGCAACTACTAAAGCAGACCAAGCACTAGTAGACGCTAAAACATACGCAGATACAGCAGAAGCAGATGCAATTGCATCAGCAGAAGCAAAAGATGTAGTACGTGCAGCAGCAGCAAGCGCAGACGCAACAGCAAAAGCAGACGCAGCAGAAGCAGATGCAATTGCATCAGCAGAAGCAAAAGACGTAGTACGTGCAGCAGCAGCAAGCGCAGACGCAACTACTAAAGCAGACCAAGCACTAGTAGACGCTAAAACATACGCAGATACAGCAGAAGCAGATGCAATTGCATCAGCAGAAGCAAAAGATGTAGTACGTGCAGCGGCAGCAAGCGCAGACGCAACTACTAAAGCAGACGCAGCAGAAGCAGATGCAATTGCATCAGCAGAAGCAAAAGACGTAGTACGTGCAACAGCAGCAAATGCATATGCAGATCAAGCAGAAGCGGATGCTAAAGCGTATACAGACACACGTGAAACAGCAATCACAACTGCATACCAAGCAGCAGACTCGTCACTATCGTCAGCAATCAATACTGAAAAATCACGTATTGATGCAATTATGTCAGCTTCAACAACAGATGCAGATACGTTCGCAGAAGTAGTATCTCTTGTTAACTCAGTAGATGCAACAAATGACTCAGTACTAGCCGGTGAAATTGCTAACCGTGCATCAGCAGATACAACATTACAAACAAATATCGACAATGAAGCATCAACACGTGCATCAGCAGATACAACATTACAAACAAATATCGACAATGAAGCATCAACACGTGCAACAGCAGATACAGCACTTGCTGGTCGTTTAGATACTGTTGAAGGTACTGGTACTGGTTCAGTAGCAAAAGCAGAAGCAGATGCAATCGCATCAGCAGAAGCAAAAGACGTAGTACGTGCAACAGCAGCAAATGCATATGCAGACCAAGCAGAAGCAGATGCAATTGCATCAGCAGAAGCAAAAGATGTAGTACGTGCAGCAGCAGCAAGCGCAGACGCAACTACTAAAGCAGACGCAGCAGAAGCAGATGCAATTGCATCAGCAGAAGCAAAAGACGTAGTACGTGCAACAGCAGCAAATGCATATGCAGACCAAGCAGAAGCAGATGCAATCGCATCAGCAGAAGCAAAAGACGTAGTACGTGCAGCAGCAGCAAGCGCAGACGCAACTACTAAAGCAGACGCAGCAGAAGCAGATGCAATTGCATCAGCAGAAGCAAAAGATGTAGTACGTGCAGCAGCAGCAAGCGCAGACGCAACTACTAAAGCAGACCAAGCACTAGTAGACGCTAAAACATATGCAGATACAGCAGAAGCAGATGCAATTGCATCAGCAAATGCTTACACAGATGGTCGTGAAACAGCTATCACAACTGCTTATGAATCATATTCAGATGTACAAAAAGCACGTGTCGATGCTATCCTATCAGCATCAAGTGCAGACAAAGATACATTTGCAGAAATCGTTACATTTATCAACTCAGTTGATACAACAAACGACACAGCACTGGGTACTGAAATCACAACACGTGCCGCAGCAGACACAGCACTAAGTGGTCGCTTAGATACTATTGAAGGCTCAGGTACTGGATCAGTAGCAAAAGCACAAGCAGATGCACAATCATATGCAGACACAGCAGAAGCAGATGCAATCGCATCAGCGGAAGCAAAAGACGTAGTAAGAGCGGCAGCAGCGGCATTAGACGCAACTACTAAAGCAGACCAAGCAGAAGCAGATGCAATCGCATCAGCAGAAGCTAAAGATGTAGTACGTGCAACAGCAGCGGCATTAGACGCAACTACTAAAGCAGACCAAGCAGAAGCAGATGCGATTTCGTCAGCAGAAGCTAAAGATGTAGTACGTGCAACAGCAGCAAATGCATATGCAGACCAAGCAGAAGCAGATGCAATCGCATCAGCAGAAGCTAAAGATGTAGTACGTGCAACAGCAGCAAACGCATATGCAGACCAAGCAGAAGCAGATGCGAAAACATATGCAGATGGTATTGTGTCAACAGAAGCATCATCAAGAGCAAGTGCTGATACAGCATTAGATGGTCGTTTAGACACTCTTGAAGGCGCAGATACGGTAATAGGCTCAGTAGCAAAAGCAGAAAAAGATGCGAAGGCGTATACAGATACACGTGAAACAGCAATCACAACTGCATACGAAGCAGCAGATAGCACACTTCAAACAAACATCAATACTGAAAAATCACGTATCGATGCGATTATGTCAGCATCAACATCAGATGCCGATACGTTTGCAGAAATCGTTTCACTAGTAAACTCTGTAGATACGACAAATGATTCAGCACTAGGTACTGAAATTGCTAATCGTACATCAGCAGATAGTACACTGCAAACAAATATCAACAATGAAGCATCGACACGTGCATCAGCAGATACCGCACTGGGCAATCGTTTAAATACAATCGAAGGCACAGGTACTGGATCAGTAGCAAAAGCACAAGCAGATGCACAATCATATGCAGATACAGCAGAAGCAGATGCAATCGCATCAGCAGAAGCTAAAGATGTAGTACGTGCGACAGCGGCGGCGGCGGACGCAACAGCTAAAGCAAATGCAGCAGAAGCAGATGCAATTGCGTCAGCAGAAGCAAAAGACGTAGTACGTGCAACAGCAGCGGCATTAGACGCAACTACTAAAGCAGACCAAGCACTAGTAGATGCGAAAGCATATGCTGATACAGCAGAAGTAGATGCGAAAGCATATACAGATACACGTGAAACAGCTATCACAACTGCTTACCAGTCATATGCTGATACAGCAGAATCAGATGCGATTTCGTCAGCAGAAGCAAAAGACGTAGTACGTGCAACAGCAGCAAATGCATATGCAGACCAAGCAGAAGCAGATGCAATCGCATCAGCAGAAGCAAAAGACGTAGTACGTGCAGCAACAGCAAACGCATACGCAGACCAAGCAGAAGCAGATGCAAAAGCATATACAGATACACGTGAAACAGCTATCACAACTGCTTATCAGTCATATTCAGATGTACAAAAAGGTCGCGTTGACGCTATCTTATCTGCATCAAGTGCAGACAAAGATACATTTGCAGAAATCGTTACATTTATCAACTCAGTTGATACAACAAACGACACAGCACTAGGTACTGAAATTACTACACGTGCCGCAGCAGATACAGCACTAAGTGGTCGTTTAGATACTGTTGAAGGCTCAGGTACAGGTTCTGTAGCTAAAGCAGAAGCAGATGCAATTGCATCAGCAGAAGCTAAAGATGTAGTACGTGCGGCAGCAGCAAATGCATATGCAGATACAGCAGAAGCAGACGCAATTGCATCAGCAGAAGCTAAAGATGTAGTACGTGCGGCAGCAGCAAATGCATATGCAGACCAAGCAGAAGCAGACGCAATTGCATCAGCAGAAGCTAAAGATGTAGTACGTGCATCAGCGGCAGCAGCAGATGCAACAGCTAAAGCAAACGCAGCACAATCAGCAGCAGAAGCAACAGCTTCAGCAGACGCAACAGCTAAAGCAAATGCAGCACTATCAACAGCACAAGCATACGCAGACCAAGCAGAAGTAGATGCTAAAGGATACGCAGATACTGGAATTAGTAACCTTGAATCAAGTTTAACACACTTCCACAGTTCAGTAGTAGATGTAACTTCTGCAGTTTCAACTTCAAATTCTACAGCTTCAGTTAGCTATACATTTAGTGAGCTATCTAACGCTAGGCATTATGTAGTATTGTTAAACAGACAAGTACTAAGACCATCAGAATATTCTGTTAGTGGCACAACACTAACTATTCAAACTGGTGTCTTGGCAACAGACGATGAATTAGAAGTAACAGGTTTTAGTTCATAATAACCATTGGCCAACAGTGAGGGGTTAGAGACAGCCCCTCACTTAGTTCGCAAGAACAGTGAGGAATACAGAGTATACCTTTCGTGCTAATAAAACTCAACAAAGGGAGAGTAAAATGTCTTCAAGAAAAGTTAAAATTAATGGTGTGATGAGTAAATTCACATTCAACAAAAGTAAAAAATACAAATACAACAAACAGGGTAACCTAGAAGAAGCAACAGTGATTAACGATGATGATATCATCATGTCAGGTTCAAAGTCAAGTCTACGTCGTATGGCTGACATTGAGCGTAACATCTCTATTCTAGCAACAAAGCTAACAACTACAGACGGTGAAGCACTTGACGCAGACGATACGAGCTATGGAAACACAGTTAACAGCAACACACGTTTCAAGAAAGCTGTACGATTCTCAAGCGATGTTAGCATTGACTCAAGCGATACTCTAGATGTTAACGGTACACTAAGAGTTGACGGTGCCCTATCACTAGGTTCATCAGCAGCAAGCACAATTGATTCACGTATTGATACAAAAATTAATTCATTGGTAGCAGGTGCTCCAGCGGCACTAAACACACTTAATGAACTAGCAGCAGCAATTGGTGATAACGCATCATATGCAGCATCAGTCACAACTGCACTGGGAAACAAAGTTTCAATTGGTTCAAGTGAGTATGTAAAAGGTGCAACAGTATCAAACGATACAATTACATTTACACGTGGTAACAACACAACGTTCTCAGTTACAACATCTGATGCTAACAGCAACACATATGTAACAGGTGCAGCATTCAGCACAACAAACGGTGTTCTAACACTGACACGTAACAGTGGTTCAGTAGCGGTTGATCTAGATGGTCGTTATCAAACAGCAGGTTCTTATGCAACTACTAATTCAGCACAAGTACTACGTGCAACAGATGCAATTACAGTTTCAGATGATACAATCACAATCCACAAAGGTGACGGTACATCAGAATCAGTAACAACATCAGATGCTAACTCAAACACATACCTAACAGGTGCAGCATTCAGCACAACAAACGGTGTTCTAACACTGACACGTAACAGTGGTTCAGTGACAGTTGACCTAGATGGTCGTTATCAAACAGCAGGTTCTTATGCAACTACTAATTCAGCACAAGTAATGAGAGCAACAGATGCGCTAACAGTATCAAACGACACAATCACAATTCATAAGGGTGACGGTACATCAGAGTCAGTATCAATTTCAGATGCTAACACAAACACATGGCGTGCAGTTGTTAATGGTCTAACATCAACAGCTACAGACCAGTCACTATCAGCAGCACAAGGTAAAGTTCTTAAAGACCTTGTAGATACTAAAGCAACACCAGCTGATATCACAACAGCAATCAACAATCTAGTTGACGGTGCTCCAGCAGCTCTAAACACACTTAATGAACTAGCGGCAGCTATTGGTGATAATGCAAGTTACGCATCATCAATTACAACTTCACTAAGCGGCAAAGCATCAACTGGTACAACAATGACAGCAGGTGCCGGTCTAACAGGCGGCGGTAACCTAGGTGCTAACCGTACATTCAACGTTGGTGGCGGTAACGGTATCACAGTGTCAGCAGATGGCGTTGCAATGAGCGGTTCATTCACTGGTGACTTCACAGCATCTGGTGATATCACAGCTTATTCAGATGATAGCCTAAAAACTAACGTTCAAGTAATTGATGGTGCGCTAGGTCGTGTTGAAGCGATCCGTGGTGTAACATTCGAGCGTATCGAAGATGGCTCAGTTTCAACTGGTGTTATCGCTCAAGAACTTGAAGCAGTTCTACCAGAAGCAGTTAAGACAGACGCAAATGGTGTTCGTCACGTTGCTTATGGTAACATTACTGGTCTACTAATTGAAGCTGTTAAAGAACTATCAGCTCAAGTAGCAGAATTAAAAGCATCTAAGTAATTTAAAATTACTTAATATTATTGGAGCAGTGGAAACACTGCTCCTTTTTTATGAATAAATAAAACTATGAAACACATAGATCACTCTGAAATTTTATCTTTTGAAAGAACGTACGATATTAGATTCGACAAGTTGCAATGGTTGGATATCCCATATGATGAATTGTATGTTACACAAAATCAATGGGACACATTTAACGTTCAGCATGTTCTGGATATTTTAGAAAACTTTCACCCAGCATTACTGAGAGCTAGTAGTGTAGCTAAAATTAATGGAAAGTACTATTTGTGGGAGGGACAGCACAGTGCAACCGCCTCTTACATAAGTGGTATGGATAAAATACATTGTGGAGTATATACGTGTGATAGTATGTATTTTAAAGATATACCGTCGGTTGAACAATTTGCACCAGGTCAAATTGCTGATCTAATTAAAATGTTTATGGACGACACCGGGGCTAATACAGTTGATGAAGTATTAAAATTTGTAGGAAATTTAGATTATGAGGCATAATACAGATTGGAACAAAAATATAACATTACCAAGTAAGAAGTTTCTTCAGGGAAGATGGGAATGTAATATGTCAAACAGTGAATATCATTTCGATGAAACCACACAGGATCGACCAGGTGATTGGTTTAAAATTTTAGGAAATGTCGGAGACATGTTCAATCAAGAAGTACAAGACATTACTAATGCGGCAGATCGATTTATTAAATATGAAGAAAATATAGAAGATTTGGCATTTACTACGCCTAACTATGATAAATCAACAGGAACAATAAAGAGTATAACATCTAAGGCATTTACTGATCCATCCACGCCATTTTATGAACTGAAAAAACTACAAAAAATGTTTGCCATTGAGGACCACTCGGTAGAAGGTATTGCTCATACAACGAGGCTTGTGATACAACCGCCAGGGGGGATGTATAAAATGCACATTGACGATGAATTATGGAAAATATATCCCCAAGATCCGAGCCGTGTAGTAAGATTGACTATTATGTTACAGGATTGGAAACCAGGACAGTTTTTTATGTATGGAAATTTAATATATGATAATTGGAAAGCAGGTGATGTTCATATTTTTGATTGGCCAAACACCCCACACGCCACTGCAAACGCATCATCATTTCATAGACTAACTATGCAACTCACTGGGCTAAAAAATGAAAAAACTGAACAGATTATAAAAAATGGATTGCCCAATGGATGACTTAAAAATAATATCTGGTGCCCTGAGCAAACTCATAGAATTGCAGGGTGTAACTGATGGAGAAAATTCTGGTATACGGGCAGAAGATTTGAATAAAATGTTCATCCATAATAATGAAAAAACAGTTTTGTCAGAAAATGATAGATTGGTATTGGCAATTTTAGTTGAAGCAGTAAAGCATTTAGATGATAAAATGGAAAATATCAAGTCCATTATGGAATCAATATTAAATAACCAGAATGAATAAATACATATATATTAAGTCCGATTAGGAGAAAATGATGGCATTTAGAACAATACAAACCACCAACTTGCAAAGCACACAAACCAGCTTTAGTGACCCAGTAGTAGTGGTGGGGAAAGACAATACAACAGCTACTGATATTGGATTTTTGGGGAAGACAGGCACTGATATATACAGTGGTTTGGTTAGAGACGTGGAAACTCAAAAATATTATTTGATAGAAAACTATACAAGCACAGAATCCAATAATGATATTAGCCCAGTTCTTAGTGATAAGTCAACATTGGTATTGGAAAGAATAGAAGCATCTAGTTTTGTAGGAAATTTACAAGGTAACATTATTAATTCACAAGGACAACCTGTAATTGATAATTCAGGCGCTTTATATCCCACTGTTTTTAGATCTCCAAGGGGAATAGAATCAGAAAGGCCGTCACCAGCATCAGAAGGTATGATTTTCTTTAACACACAGACAAAGATGTTTGAAGGATACGACGGCACCGCTTGGATACAGTTTGTACCTTCTACTTATCAAGAAACTCCATAATAAGCATAAATACAATATATAGATATGGAGAAATAAAGTGGCTTTTAAAGACTTATCACAACTAAAAGAGAACATTCTAACATCATCGGCATTGTCTGGTGATATAGAATTAAGATCCCCGGCCGGAATTAGTTTATATCCTGACTCAGATAACTCAGGTGATGACAAAATAGTTTGGTTGAGAGATGGTGCGAGATTAGTTTTTGAAGGACCAATTGCTGACCCAAGAGAAATAAAAATACAGGCACCTGAACCTACTGGTGTTACTGAAGATAGTGTATTAACTTTGCCCAGTATTACTGGTACATTTGCGTTACTTTCAGACGTTATAGATTCTGAAAGTGCATTGACAGCCTATATTGACGCAAGAGATGCAGCCACGTTAATTTCCGCTAACACTTACACTGATGATCGTGAAACAGCAATCACAATTGCATATCAAACATACACTGATACAGCAGAAGCAGATGCAATCGCAACATCAAACTCATACACAGACGCCGCAGTATCATCAGGAACTGGAAGTTTAACAACTGATGATATTCCTGAAGCATCTAACTTATATTATACTGATCTTAGAGTACAAACATACTTAACAGATAATAATTATACTACTGAGGCTTATGTGGACCAAGCAGAAGCAGATGCAATAACAGCATCAAATGCATACACAGACATACGTGAAACTGCAATTACATCTGCATATCAAACATATACAGATACAGCAGAATTAGATGCAGTAGCAACATCAAACTCATACACTGATGGTCGTGAAACTGTAATTACATCGGCATATCAAGCATACGCAGATACAGCAGAAGCAGATGCAAACACATACACAGACACACGTGAAACTGTAATTACATCTGCATATCAAGCATACACTGATACAGCAGAAGCAGATGCAAACACATACACTGATACAAGAGAAACAGCAATTACATCTGCGTATCAAACATACACTGATACAGCAGAAGCAGATGCAAACACATACACAGACACACGTGAAACTGCAATTACATCTGCATATCAAGCATACGCAGATACAGCAGAAGCAGATGCAATTTCAACATCAACAACGTTCGCATTATCAGCTGCAAACGCAGCAAAAGCAGATGCAAACACATACACTGATACAAGAGAAACAGCAATTACATCTGCGTATCAAACATACACTGATACAGCAGAAGCAGATGCAATAGCAACAGCCTCGGCTGACGCAACATCAAAAGCAAATACAGCAGAAACATCAGCCAATGCATATACAGATACACGTGAAACAGCAATCACAATTGCATATCAAACATACACTGATACAGCAGAGTCTGATGCAATAGCAACAGCCTCGGCTGACGCAACATCAAAAGCAAATACAGCAGAAACATCAGCCAATGCATATACAGATACACGTGAAACAGCAATCACAATTGCATATCAAACATACACTGATACAG